ATGAAACTATCAATACTAAGAAAAGCTTATAAAAATCCTGGCGAGTGGGTGGAAACGGGAACTTATGATGAAGAGGGAAATTATGAGCTTATTAAATACAGGCCTTATAAAAATTGCGTGAGTAAATGGTCTTATACAGTCGAAGGTTGGGATGATGCTATAACCCTAATTGGATTTAATCCATTTCAAACGTTTTAAGATTAAGTATTGTGTTGTTAAAAACAAAAAGCCCTAGTGTTACCTAGGGCTTTTACAAACACGCCTAGTGGCAATCAAAGATAATTTGTTTCTGATTTAAGAAAATCTTAAAATCAAACACAGTAGCAATTGCAAACCCCTTGCGAGGTCCAAGATATTATATAATAGGTTAATGTAATTATTTGCAATTATTTTTTATTTCGTAAATTGTCCATGCTACGCATCGTTCGAAATCTGCTACCCAAGTTAGCATACTAAAGTGCGCTACCAGGGCTATGCCTGGAATTACACCAAGCCAAGGAGTTTGGCCAGGTATTGAAGCCCTTGGGGGAGCGCCGAACTCGGCCTTGTTAAATTCCGATAACTCTTCCCAAAGTTTTTCGCTTGCTGATTCGTGCATACAAAATCCACACCGAATCAAAATCTGATCCTTGTATTTTATATCATAAACCGAATACTCGTCTGTAGAGTCTATTACACACACATACCCCTTGCCGATCGGAATATCAAATGTTTTAGATTTTACGAGTGGCTTAAGAAACTCGATCGCATCATCTCCAATATCCTCACGACTACTAAATTCAGATTGGCCCGTCGTGAGGGTGGTAAATACTAAATCCATATTTTTATTTCCTTACTCTTCGACCTATATTAATATTTTCTTAAGCTACATTTTTGACATCCCCTACCCCACAAAATTTAACATCTATTTTATTTTCGATTTCCTCGGAAAAATATTTAGAGATAATAATACTCAGAGATTCAGAGACTGGAGAATACACTAGCAACTGATTGGAGTTTAAACTCACTTCAGTATTTTCTAAAGTTTTGTAACTGGTTAGAGTAATTCGTTCTTTGGACCAATCCATAAATTTATTCCACTCGTCTATTGTCTTTATAGTATCTGTACAATTCTGTACATGTGATCTCATGTCTTGGTGTACGCCACTGGTTTCACATCCGTTTGTGGTGGGATTCTGGAATACCTCGACGCCTGTATTTTTATCCTCAGGATCGCAATTTGTGGGATTCTGATTTCTTGTTTGGACCTGTGCGATCTCGTGCAGTGTGATCGTATCGTTGAGTCCCCTACCCTCTCGTTTGACTGTGATCCAACCCAACTGCATTAGGAGTTTCTTATATTTAACGACTGTGTTTTTGGACAATGCGGCCCGAGAACACAGAGTGGCTTTTTTTATTTTTGATTTTTTCTCGTCCTCATCGTCGGGGCCAAGTCCGATTGAGGCGTAACAAATATTACCCCTACCGGTAAACGACCACATCGCTCCAAGCACAGCAAGTGCGATTCCTCTTTGATTCGCTTTTATTCGTTTGTCCCGCAGAAACGCCGCGGGCACTCGTAGATGTATTCCGTCCACGTTCATTTTCCTTTTTCGCGGTGCGGACATAATTGGGCTACGCACGGCAAAAGAGTTTTTTACCCTACTCTGTCGGGACACATAGGACTAGCGTGGAGCCTGTTCGGATGGTCCTCGATTCTTTGCTTGGCCAATAAGTTAGAGCGGCCAAAATATCTTAGTTATGTCTCTAAGATATTTTGGACTAGAATCAGGTACGATACAAATGTCAAGCACAAAATGAGACATAATTTTATTATGGGGATTTTTGGAGAGATGCCCTTGGGGGCTCTAACCTCCCCTCGGGCGTATTAGCAAAGAATCTCGGATGAGATGTTGTTGGTAATTTAAAACATGTGTACTATTTTGGGTACTAATTTTTTATTCTGAAACCGAAAAAAGTTTAGCCGAAGCAATTTTTAAAATGCTCACGCGTGAGCATTTTGATTTATCGTAATTGATCGATATGAGTTTGTAGGGACTGAATTTCTTTTTGAAATTTTATTTCTATCCGTTGTTTTCTTTTTTCGACTTCGATCTTTTTGTTTTCTAAAAATTCGCAGAGGATTCGTTTTTGTGGAACGGATATTTTTTCGTTATTTCGAAATTTCTTATATAATTCTTCTATTTGCTTTTCAGTTGTTCTTTCTTTTGTAGGTTCGTCTTTCGCGGATATTAATTTAAGTGCTGATCGCAAACTCTCGGCGCCTTTCGCAAGAATTATTTCTTTATTTTCCGCAAGAAGCATATAACGTGAAACTTGTGCATGTCCAAATTTAATTTCCCGTTCTACCCAGCTACGGAATTCTCCATGCCGGAGAGATTGTTTTTTTGAGATTAACTTTTCGCCCGCCAGGATAAATTTTCTAACCGCGTTCTGCATATCGTTCATTGCACCAAAATGTAAAGAATTAATATCTTCAGCATCTTGATCAACATTTGAAATTCTGGTCACATTACTTGCAACCACCTCAGTAGTCCCAGCAGTTGCTCGAAGCATCATCTCCTTTTTCTTGTCTTTGAGGCTCATTTGAGAAGCTCCTTGGCGAGCGGGAGGAATAATTTTACGCCATCATTTGCGGTCCACGAGAGAGGTTGACAGAGATTTTTTGCGTTATGAATGGATGCGTTTTTAAAAATTGTAGTCTCTGCAATATTGAAATTTAAACTCCGAGCAACATCCAAAAGAAAATCAGCCTTATTTTTTGGGATAAGGTTACGAACTACAAAAAGCATATTTCGCTTACCAGTTTCTCTTTCGATTTCCGAAATTTCTGCGGAGATGTCCTTAAGTCCCTTCACATTGTGCGTATCGTCAACTAGTGGAGCGATAACTCGATCTGAGAGTTTAAAAGCAAACTTCATGGTTGAGTTTATAGAAGGGTGTAGATCGATTATTATAAAATCGTAATCCAATGATTTTATTTCTTCAGCCAGCCGAATCGAAAGGCTTCGATCCGTATTTAACATATAATCGAGAAGTTGAATCTTCCCAGTCGTTGGAACAAAATCAAATCCATGTGGGATATTTTTCCAAATTACGTCTTTAACGGAATGAGCCCCGGAAATTGCTGTGTATAAATTTCTTTTCGGTATATCCGCTTTGCTTGGGCTTGAATCCAAGCAAATATCGGTCGCATTATTATTTTCTTCAAAGTCAATAAGAAGGACTTTTTTTTCTAAAAGGACGAGGGCTTGAGCCACTCCAGTAGCGATACAAGACTTTCCGATTCCACCTTTGTGACCGGCGATTGACCAGATTTCCATTTTTATTTAACGTCACAGAGCTAAATTTTTAGGGAAGCGTAATTTTATTCCACAGATTCAAAAACGTAAAAAGTGGAGTTCGAGAAGAGGTTTACGAAAATTTGTTGATTGTAATAGGTAAATTCTTCCGTAAAAAAATTAATTTTTTTAGCATTTAATAAAAAAAGTGCTTTACTATTTTACAGCGGCGTGCGATAATAAATTTATCAAAGGGTGGCACCCAAAAGCCAAGAGGACAAAAACATGAACAACGCGAACACCACTACAATCGAGATCAGAGAATCCTACAAATCGCAAACACTCCCAGTTTACGCTAAAGACCACGAAGGCCGTCAATTGCCTGCACACATCAGCCTTAATCAACACGGAAAAGTTTTTGCCTCACATGTTGACGAGATCGGAAACGTAGGATACGACGTTTGGAAACAAATTAGATTACAGTGGGAAATTCCAACCAATATTTCTGGCTGGGCTCTTGACAAATTAATTGTCGAGTTGAAACCATTATTAGAGAGAGTGCACGCGGGCCATACTGTAGATTACGACGCAAACAACAATATCGTTGTAACGTTATCGGATGAGGCCAAAGAGGCGAGCCAAGAAATTGAAACAGCTATTTCCGAAATCGGAGAAAACTGGTTAACGACTGAAGGATTGGACGAAGAAGAATAAACCCAATTCAAACGCCGGCCTAAACTAGGCCGGTTATCACAATGATCCTACACTCAGATATAACAAAACAAGAGGCAAAGCTGGAAAAGTTTTGCCTTGCGTATATTAATCAGGCTTGCGAAAAATTTGGGAGGCAATCGCTGTCCCAACAAATAGCGAGCCAACCATTTATCCAAAAACACGGTGGTGGCGAGGGATACCTGGATATAATGTTAGAACGGTATCACGAGTCCAAAAGATACCGAAAACATAATATCGATAAATTGCTAGAGATTTGTGGGCGTATATCTAAGTTAGACAATTAGATAGTTTAAATGTTAGTCTCATAAATGAGACATAATTTTCATTTTAAGTCATATAAAAATTAAAAGTGTCGTTGTCAATATGTTGACTGTGTCGATAGATTAGTATATATCGTTGTAGTAGTGATTTAGATTGTGCAGTACGGACATTTTCGCGCCTACACTTAACATACAAAATTATTTAAAATCTTGAATTTAAAAACTTAGGGAAGATACTAAAAAACATGGTTGAAATTGGAAAGGTTACAGTTTTCGGAAAGACCTGGCGTAAGATAAATAGCCATAGTTTAAAAATTCATTATATTATTTATGAACAAAAAGGACCTCAAGGCGAGCCTGGCTTTCATGCTGTTGGGCTCGAATTATCTGTATTTGGTTGGGGGTCGACGGAAGAACAGGCTAAGGAGTTATTATTTGCATCTATAGACTTGTATCTCAAAAAACTCGGAAACGAAGAGAGAGAAATCGTTTTCGAACTCTTAGGGGATACAACAGCAGAAAAATATTGGGCAATATATAGACAACTTCTCTATCTTTTCGGAGATCCAGAAAGTGATCGCCTCCGCGCGCTCCAAGAAGACAACGAAAGATTGAAGCAACTTTCAGAAACAAAAGTAGAAGAAAATATAGAACTTCAGGAAGAGGTTGCGGAACTAAAAATAGACTATCATCTAATTAAAGAAAAATACGACGCTTTAAAAAAAGAGAAAGATTCCGTTGTACAGTGAATGGTTGTATTTCGATAAAATTCTTGTACAACTGCAATCAAGAATAATAGGGTTAGAGGTGGAAGAAGAGAAAATCTTTTTAAAAGGTTATCAAGGTGATTTTCTCCAATGCTACTTAAAAATACCTACCAAAAGAATGCCGATCCCTATACTATGTTATCTCCCCGAACGAAAAATAGAGAAGGTGCGATTTCGGATGATTTGCGTTAGTTATCTTTCAATCCAAGATTTTGAAGAATTTATAAAAGGGTGTGAAGTTGCATACCCAACATTTCCAAATTCCTAATAATTTCCAATCTCGCGCCATGGTGCAAAAGGTATAGAATAATTTATTTCCAAGCCTCAATACATCACATTAAAAAACCCTAATACATAATATCGCGTGTCAATTGTAGCAAAAGTAAAGTTCGTGGATTTTCTCGGATGTTATTTAACGCATACGTCGGATAAACCGAGGCAGCAGAATGAGCAGTTTGCGTTTGAAAATAAAAAATATTCTTTTAGAGTTCGCTAAAGAAATCGAAAAAAGTAGAGAGTCGGTGACGACTCTCGTTGATAAATATACGGATAAAGCTATTCAGATCCTTTCGGAAAAAAACGATCAAAAATAGAGAGGAATATTTTACGCTCCCTCTCGTCTAGATCAATCAATCTCTCAACCATTGGTCTAAAACCTGATTCATCCAATCGTCGATTAAACACGCGATTGCGATCGATTTCGTAGATTACTTCGATTTGATTTTGACTGAGTGATTCAAGAAGGTCTTTGGAAACAAATTTTTCCCCGTCACCAAAGATCAGCCAGAACGGTGAGTAACCATATTCCAACATTATGGTGTAAGCAACATCAAAAGGTATATCCCGTTTGTTTGTTAAAAAATTTGAAAACACTTCCGGAAATACATTACAAACAAGTGCTAACTCTTTTGACTTTAGATTAGTTTCTTCTAATATTATGCCGAGTCTTATTCCTTGCCCGTTATCTTTATGTCTCATATATTAACTTATGTCGCTTTAAAAAATTAACAAATCCTTAATTTTTGATTTGACGATGTAAAACTTTTGCCTCAAATTCTGTTTAAAATTAATGTTTTGTTAATATTATGTTTTCGGCAACTAACAAGACAAAGTGAATAAAAAATTTGATATATTTTTAAAGTGGATTTAGATTACTTAACATTTGTGAAGTTGTTGGAAATAAGTATGATTACAGCAGTTTGTGTTTCTTTTTTTGTTTTTTGGTTGGGGATTTACGTTTATCGTAATTCGATCCAAAGTGAGTCCTCTCAAAAATGGTTTTTGTTATTTGCATTATCCCTTGGAGCCTGGGTTTTTATTTTGGGCGCGCGCAATGTGGTAATGTTAGAATGGCGTGAGTTTTTGCATGAACTGACACTGATCCCTGTATTGTTTACACCGTATCTATTTTTTAGGTTTGTTAAAAGTATTTTTAATTCTGATTACAAACTGAGTAGGGTAGGACTTGTTACAAATACGGCACTGATATTATATTTTTTGTATCAGGCCGTCACCTGTCAGTTTGTGGAGTTTCTTGATGGGGATAAATTTTCCTATAGACCGACTTATAAATATCATATATTTATAATATATTGTGCTACGTATTTTATAGGGTCCCTGGTTGTGTTGTGGTTAGATATGCTGCGTTATCGGCAACACAAAATACAGGCCATACTAATCACGATCGGAACGTTGATTGCCGTGTCTATTTGTGTCCTGTTTGTTTACGTCTTGCCCTTGCACGGAATTTTCCTTGCACCGTTTGCGTCTATTGGAGTCGCAATAGCAGGTTTGTTTTTTGCAGCCGCGGCGCTTATTGGCAATGCCTTGATTACAAACGCAAATATTGAGTCAGGTGATCCTGTGCCAAGATTTAGCAGGACGGTCGTATTGTTGGTTGTCGTAATTTACAAATATGTTGATCCGATTGAATTTTTAAAAAAATCAGAAACTTTTTCGGAACGAGTTGAAAAGACTAAAAATAAACTTTGGGAACTTGTTTGGTATGCTTATAAGATAGGGAATGCGTCTGAAATAAAGAATCGAATTGGAGAAACAGCAAAAGAAATAACGATGGAATCAAACCTATGAAACTCGTCGAAATGCCGAACATAAGATTTAAATGTGATCATTGTGGTGCTATAAATGAGGGAGTGCCAAGTGAATTTAAAAAAAGAAATACTTATCCGCCTACATGGGACGCTACTTGCGTCTTGTGTACCAACGATTCGATTATTGCGCACCCGGCGTTGATCTCAATACTAGTTGGGCGTCTTTTTTAAAATCTCCAACTAAAAATTAAGTGACATAAAGGGCACAGGATTGTATAATTTGCCATTATTAAATTGTCCTATATTTGTGATAACATGTAGCAAATATAGTTTTATGCATTATGATGGGCACAATGGCAACCGCAAGAAAACGTAATTCAAACCGTTCGTCCGGTGAGCGTTTGCTTTTTGATTTTCAAAAATCAAAAGAAGAATTAGAGCAAGAAGCGCTTGAAAAAGAATATTATGATTATCTTTTTCGTATCGACGCAAAAGTTACACGTTTTGCTTTTGATTCTGTATTAAATAATTCTAAATCATCTGGTGCAATTCCACTTTTTTACAAAGGTGATTCTACGCTTTTGCGTAGACGTGCAGTTTCGATTGTTGGCACCCGCAATCCATCTAAAAAGGGTCAAGAGACTGCTGCAGCAATTGCAGAAGCAGTTATAAAACTTGGATTTGTAGTAGTATCAGGACTTGCAAAAGGCATTGATTCCGTAGCACATTCAACCGCTTTAGTAGCTAAGGGCTCGACTATTGCAGTTTTGGGCACACCAATACATAAGATTTATCCTGCAGAAAATAAATTTTTAGCGGAAGAAATTGCAGAGAATGGGCTGATACTATCCATGAATCTACCGCATGAAGAGAAAGGAACTTATCTTTTTCCTAGACGAAATAGATTAATGGCATTGATGACCGAAGCAACAATTGTTGTCGAAGCGGGTGAAACTTCTGGAGTAATCCACCAAGCAGCAGAATGCAAACGTCTGCATAAAAAGTTAATTTTTTCAAAATCACTTGTCGAACAAAAATACGATTGGGTTTCTAAATTTATAAATAGTGGTGCACTAGTCGCCGAAAGTTCTAACCATTTAAAGCAGATTCTTTGAAAGATATTCATGCCTGTGTATTCTTTTAATATACTCGGTTTATCTTCAGAGCAATCCGTATATGATAAAAATCTAAAATATGGTTATCTAACCAGATACTTTACTCCAGTCACACAATCTAAACAAAATCCATTTATGACAGTTGAGGAGTATCGTAATCTTACATATTCACCTAATATATTAAATTACAAAGAAGGAACATCTAAGGCCATAGACTTTTTTGTTTTTGGAATGAAAAAATTTCTTGATCATATATTAGAGTTACATAATGAAACAAATGCTATTTTAATACCAGTGCCATCTTCAAAAGCAAAAAATGACCCTTTTTATAATAATCAACCTAAAAACAAAAATCTTGATGCACCACCTTTAAGGAAAAGAAATAGAGACAATAGAAATATAATATTTGTAAATCGCATTTGTGAATCTGATAGTAAATATAAATGTGTGGAAGGAATTCATAGAATATCGTCTAAGAAAGAAAAAGAAAGAATCCCTATCGAAGATTATATTAGTGATTTAGAGATAAGACATACAGAAGAGTTGAATGGGAAGTGTGTCATTTTGATTGACGATATTAAAACCCATGGAACTACTTTTGAAGCATGTTCAAAATTGGTAGATAATCATGCTACGCCTAGTCTGTTAATAACTATTGCAATTGGGCAAACAAGATCCCATGAAAGTTTTAAAAACGAAAGAAAGGAAATTACATTCCGTTAATAGCAGAACGGCATAGGAGGACAAATTATGGCTGCAACACCAATTCAACAGATACCAACTCTTACGGGCGATAGTGCGAAACGCTTTATTGAAAGGGCGGACTCAACGGAACGCCCAACTCTATTTATTTCTGAACAACAAAAAAAAATATACGCCGCACTTTCAGAAAAAAACAAACAAAAATAATCTTAGGCAAGATAGACCGATATATACATAGGTCACGAAAGGAAAGCATGAACGATCATCGAAATGAGTTCGATAAACTAATTAGCGAGGAAACGAGACGGGCTAGCGCAAGATTTATTGAGCGCATTCAAAACGGGACTTTAAAAAAACGAACAGTGCCAAATTATTCTACTCTGGGATTTTCGGAAGATAAAGCACTTGAGCGCTTTGATTCGATTGTAAAGGATAAGGTCTTTGAAGAAGCAATTTTTGAAACTTACGGAAAATTTGAATAATTATGAAAGATCACTCTTTTACAAAAAGTAATGTTATATTCCCTTTATTTAATATTCCACTGAGTCCGATGCGCGATCTTGATCCAGAGGAATTGGCAATGTATGAAGCATTTATCGAATCTAAGAAAAAATTAATTAAGAAATCAATTTCTTCAAATCCTCTTACTTAAACTCCATTAGTAAAACTTAAATTATGTCTCTTCGTATAGATTACAATTTACCAAAATTATTTGACGTCTATGGCAAGGTTGTTTTATTTTGCCAAAACTAAAATTATATGAGGTAAGTGTGGTATGAAATCGAAAGGAGTGGCTTATGTGCTTTGGTTATTTAGTTTTTTCGGATGGTTTGGATTGCATCGATTTTATATAGGTAAAATTGGAACTGGGATTCTTTGGATGTTTACATTTGGTTTAGGTGGATTCGGATCACTTTATGATTTATTTTCTTTAGGTGGTCAAGTTGATGCTTTTAATACAACTCAAGAATTAAAAGAGATTAGGACGGCAACTTTAGCTAGTATTTCTAACAAAAATATCCAATCAAATTAAGGTGAATATATGTCTACGTTCTTTGCTCTCGTAATTTTATTTGTTCTATTCTGTTTCCCGTTTCTATTATATTTCTATTACAAAAAAGTAAAACAATTCAATGAACTATATAATAAATATAAAGATATTATTGATTTAGAAAAATATAAGTCAAATGTCATTGACGAGACCGATGATTTGATGCGTGAAAGAAATCGCAAACTGAATGAAATACAAGTAGAGATTGATCAACTAAGAAAAGATTATTTAGAAAAAAGACAATTATTTGAAAACCTAATTCGTGAAGTCACAATTTATGAAGACAAGTCTGAGATTATAAGTCACGGTTTGTATGAACCTCATTTTGACTTTGATACTTCAGACGAATATAAAGAAGCACTTTTAGAGATAAGAGAATCTTGTAAAGAGATGATTAAATCCGAGACAGCAGCATCTGCTTCAGTTGCTTGGCATGTAAACGGAAGTTACACGGAAGGGAAAAAACAAACAAAACATTATATTAAGTTAATGCTCCGTGCATTTAATGGCGAATGCGATGCAATGATCGCTGATGTACGTTGGAATAATATCTCAAAAATGGAAGAACGAATAGCCAAGGTTCATGACGCGATAAATAAGCTAGGTGAAACACATTATATAAAAATTACAAACGATTACTATAGGTTAAAACTACAAGAATTACAACTTACTCATGAATATAGAGATAAAATTTATCAAGAAAAACAGGAACAAAAGAGGATCCAAGAACAAATTCGTGAAGAAGAAAAGGTTCAAAGAGAAATTGAAAAGGCGTTAAGAGATTCAGAAGACGAAGAAAAACGATACACTAAGGCTTTGGAACAGGCAAAAAAAGAATTGGAAAAAGCCCAGGGCGAACAGTTGCAATTAGTCCAAGCAAAAATGGAAGCTTTGCAAAAAGAATTAGAGAATGCACAAAGCGCAAAACAAAGAGCCTTATCCTTGGCCCAACAAACAAAAGTAGGGCACGTATACGTAATATCTAATATAGGTTCGTTCGGAGAAAGTGTATTTAAGGTGGGGATGACGCGGCGATTAGATCCAATGGACCGTGTAAAGGAATTAGGAGATGCGTCTGTTCCGTTTGAATTTGACGTTCACGCAATTGTTTATTCCGAAAATGCGCCTGAACTCGAAAAGTTACTTCATAAAAACTTTGATCATAAAAGAGTAAACCTTGTAAACAACCGAAAAGAATTTTTTGAAATTACTTTGGATGAAATAGAGCAAATTGTAAAGAAACATAATGGTGATGTGCAATTTACAAAAGCAGCCGAAGCGAGGGAATATCGAGAATCTATGAAAATTAAATTAAATCGTCAAAACACAAACGTATCTATAATGTCAAATGTCTTGGACTCCATACCGCAAAGTATATAAAAAACGATAAAATCTATAGAAGAAAATTTTTTAGGAATTTAATATTTTGACAGTTAAGATGTGACTCACTTTACTTTTGGTGTAAGTGAGTCCGTTTCTAAAAGTTACCAATCTTTCGACCGCCTACTTTAAAAACGTTTCAATAATAGCCTTAATTTTCTTTTGCTCATCCAAAGAAATGTTTACTAGCATCTCTGCAATTGCTCTTAACGTAGGATTGTTTACAATCTTGCGCGAAAGAAGAATATCATTTAAAATTTGTTCTTTGTGTTGTTCCGTAAGTGGTAACTGTGGTTTTTGATTTACGCCTTCTTCCCTCAGTAACATATCTCCGGTTTCGTTTTGTAACCATTCACCGGATATACCGAGAATTATTCCCCATGAGTTTGCCATTCTCTCAGTAAGTTCGATTTCACCATTTCTGAGCTGCGAAATGGTGCCTTGAGAAACTTTAAGTTTTTCCGCAACCTTGCGTTGTGTCAAACCCTGATTAGCCTTTAACCAATCTAATGCAATTGCTATACGTTCTTTTTTTTCCAAATTAATATCAGTAACTATTTTTTATTTGACTTGATTAGTGGATAATAATAGTGTCACCTCAGTGGTTATCACCACAACACACTGACTGGAGAGATAAATTGAGCGTCACAAAAAATCAAGGGCGAATTTGGCCCAAAGGTGTTATGTCCCGTGAGCAGATTAAGACGGAGCTGCAGTTTTTAAACAAAACTTATGACGTGATTTCTCACGAAACAGGAATGTCTTACGACGTTGTCCGCGGAACGATTGCGGGAAGAAAACGAAACGCCGTCGTTCTCCAATACCTCACAAAACTTGGGATCAAACACGGACGAACCCCAAGCCCGAGCAGAAGAGCAAGTTAGCAATATTAGAAAAACATAAAATGCTTCGTGGGTTCCCGACGCACAGAGGCAACAATGAATTCGCAGAACGAGAGAAAATACTTTTGGCAATACGACGGAGACGGGCGACCACACAGGGTGAGCAGAGAGATGGCACAATTACAATGCGAATACCTGCGCACACTGATCAACCGTCAACGGCCGCTGGAAGTAGCAACAGAGAAAGTAGTAAACAGTTGAGAGAATTACGGGATATGACAAAGATGGAATTGAGAGATGGCGACAAAAAAAGAAACGAAAGAGCAATCAATCGAAGAGATTATTGCGCACAGGCGGAACTGTCTGGACACGGAAGAGTCAGACAAGGAAGCACTGACGGAGTATATTCGGGAATTTGCAAAAGCGAAGAGGGGAAACACAATTCTTCTTTCGCGCGAAAGTGGAATTCCTCAGTCCAAAATTTCGAATCTATTAAACAAAACAGGATCATCTCCTGGAATGGAAACTTTAATCATTCTTGCTCAAACAATAAAAAATATACCAACTCGGTAACATTTTTAGTTGACATATATACCATCTTGGTATATATTAATTCCCACAATACCCCGACCAAAAATAAAAAAGCCCGGCGGCAACCGGGCTCCGAGTTAGACAAAAGTCCAACGACTGACTTCTGTTTATCTCCTCTTTTGTTTGCGGTCAACCAAAAAATTTAGGAGATACCTATGACCCCAAGATACCACCTGTCAGACCGTGCCCGAATTGCGCTCGAATGTTTTGAGATCCGGAACGGCTACAAACCAAACCACAGAGAGCAGATCGAGATTTTTCGCAATGAGGGATTCAACTTGGCGACGATTGCGTTTTTTATGCAATGCGCTCACGCAACTCCCAGGCATTCCAGCGAGGTGTTTGTATGAAGGCATTGATAAAAATCAAAGAAGATCCGATAATGGATAAGAGCCATGTCCAAAGACAATCCACAGAAGACGATAAAACAAATCATCGAACACAGACGGAAGTGTGTGGATTCGGAGCAAGAACACCGCGAAGCGTTAATAGAATACATTCGAGAGTTTGTAGAAAAGAAACGCGGAAACACAGTTCTTCTTTCGAAACAAACTGGAATTCCAGTTTCACGAATTTCGAATTTGGTCAACAATTCCGGGCGTCCTCCTGGAATGGACGGACTTTTACTCCTTGCAGAAACTATATTAAATCTACACTATGTCTAGATTTAATTGTTGACAAAGCTACACAAAGTTTAGACATTCGCACCTCATACAACTTAGGAGGTGTGGCATGAACCCCGACACAGACCACCAGATGGACGCATTACGTCTGTTATCTCAAGACATCCAAAAGGTCCGTAACTGGATCGATGCGAATGAACAAATTGCAGAAACCCAGTTAACCGAAGAAGACAATCAGCTTATAGATGATTCGCTTGAAGACGTTATGCGCACCGCTGAAAAGCAAAAGCAGGACGTAAGGGAATCTCGTGCCCGTCTCCGTGCATTGTTTGCGAGTTACAGACAGACAATCAAGTATCTCAAAGGACAAGTCAAAGAGCGCGACGGACTCCTACATACGCTGAGGGCCGAGACGGATGCAATGGCGGACGTCGTTAAGGACATCAAAAATTCGTACGGAATAGATGAGGTGGCGTGATATGACGACAAACGAAAATCAAATCATTCTTCCTAACGGGGAAATCAATCCGCAAGCGTACGCGACGGATCCACTGAGCAAACTGAAAAAGCTCGAGGAGACTTTCCCTTCGGAAAAATACAACATGATAATGTTCAGCCAGTTTCTGATGAATCGGCTACCGGAAGGAATCACTCTCAAGCCGCAGTTTGTCACCGTAAAGGACGATGATCTTTGGGACGAAAATAACGCGGCCGAAGTTCGTCTCAAGTCCGGTCACGTTATGCTCCGTTCCGAGAAAATAATAAACATCGGGCAGGCTTCCGGGATCAAACTTCGGAAGGTGCGTGAAGATCGCGAGATCGTCATCGGTGGCGAGAAACATTTGGAGGCGGCTTGGATAGCTTCGCTCGTTCTTCCCGACGGTTCAGAAATTGAAACTCCGGTCGTGACGAAAAAACTTCCGATGTTTACCTCGCATGGAAAATTGCAGGCGCATCTTTCTGAGAGTTTGGAACGGAAAGCGAAGAGAAATGCGATCAAGGAACTCCTTAATATTCCAACCTCGATGCCACGGGAGCACGCGCAAAAAATGTGGGTTTGCCTTCGTGCGGTATACGATCCGGAGACGTCGGCAGGTGCTAAGGCACTCAAGATCGTGGAAGGAAAAGCAACAGCGGCGACCGCACTGCTATTCGATACCGCGACCGAAGTCCCAGCTCCGCCCGTGTTCGATCAGATAGAGGCAAGAAAGAGAGGGGAGGTGATCGGCCAAAAACTCCAAGAGGCGAAAACTCGGGAGGAGCTGAAGAGGATCATGGAGCCGCTCAAACCTTCCGAATTCGATGACTTCACATGGAACGCGATCCGCGCGATAGCGAATCAACGTCATCAGGAATTGAAATCTGCGGGAGATCCAAAATTATGAAAGTCGGTCACATTGCAGACATCCACCTTAAAGGTGGATGGGACACCGAAGAGGCACGCGCTTTATTGAAGGCCGCTGACCTCTTCATCGCTCAGAAGACGGATCTCGTATGTGTAAACGGGGACGTGTATGAGGATGTATCATCGCCAGAAGATAGATTGGTTTTTCGGAATTTCGTAAACATTTTGCGCGATCGTGGAATAACTGTGATCGTGCTAAGAGGAAATCACGATAAGCCGTCCGATCTGAAAATATTCGAATCTCAGGTTGAGTCTGTGGAGATTATCGAGTTTGAGAAGCCGGGTTCTATACGACTTTGGTTTGATTCTTCCCTCCAAAAAGATTTACTCGTTTACGCGATCCCACATTTCTCAGCGGGTGCACTTGCTCTGAAATCTGGATCCGTAGAGGAAATGAACTCAACTGGAACGGAATTGTTTACGGATCTTTTGGAGAACGCTTTCCAGAAACTTCGCCAACATAACGGTCCGAGACTCGTACTTTTTCACGGAACTGTTTCCGGTGCAAAACTGGATAACGATCGAATTCCACGACAAAACGGAATTCACCTTCCGCTTGCGGTCCTGGAATCCCTCGATTGTCCGGTAGTTGGAGGTCACTACCATAAACCTCAGAACGTCGGCGGGAAGGTTTGGTATTCTGGATCCATCACACGCCAGACTTGGGGAGAGGCGGAGGACGACAAAGGAGTTCTGATTTGGGAAATGGATTCAGAAGGAAACTGGTTCCCGGAACCAGTGTTTCACTCCCTGAACCCGGTCCCGATGATCACCGTAAATGCCGAGTGGAATGGCGAGTCTCTCGTCGATAAATCCACAAACCTCGAGATTGACCCAAGTTCCTTCGCATCCGATTCCAAACTTCGCCTTCGATTCGATGTTTCAGAAAACCTTGTTCACACCGTCCCGAAGGATCTCGTATCCAGATTCAGAAATTCCGCGGAACTCAAAATCGAGAAAACGATTCTTACTACCACTGCAGTCCGATCGGAAGCGATGGTATCAGCGATCACTATCGAAGATTCTCTTCGAGTTTGGTTGGAAGCAAAAGGAAAGACGATGGAGGAGATCGAAACACATCTCTCCGAATACAGGAAAATCAAACTCAAATCTGAATCCGGAAACTCTGAGGAGAACGCTGCATGAAACTGATAAGAATTTCATCAAAGGGCTCCATTCCATTTCCGGAAGATATGACCTGGAATGTTCCAGACTCTTCCGGAAAAAAGATCGCGATTACAGGGACGAATGGAGCTGGGAAATCCACGCTTCTCGATATGATTTCGATGGCGTGGTTCGGAACTGCTCCAAACAGAAAATCACGTTCAGGAAGGGATGAGGGCGTGATTTACGAGTGTTTCACGAAAAAAGATTCTTATATCGAGATCGAGGCAGAGTTCGGAAACGACATCTGTCTCGTGAAACGTCTGATCGACCCGAACACGAAGACTCAGAAACCTTACCTCTATTGGAACGGGAAGGCTGTAACCGAAGGGAAGATCAAAGAGTTTGAAGAAAAATTTTTCCAGCTTACTAACCTTAATGAATCCGTTTTTCTTTCCGCAGTCTATCACGCACAAAACGGGAAAGGACACGTTGTCGGACTCGACCAGAAAAGTGCTCGCTCTTTGATCGATGACCTGCTTGACCTATGGAAATTCGATGAGGAGTTCGAGGAATTTGATTCTATTCGGAAAACGATCGAAAGCGAAGTGAGTGGAGACAGCCTTCTCCTGAAAAATTTATTCGAAGGAAAAGAGGAACCAAATCTGCTTAGAACTCAAATCGATTCCATTAAACATACGATCGAAGGTTTAGGAGCCGAGATAGCGTATTCCAGGAAATCAGAATCGGATGCAGTGCAATCACTTGCAGACTTGCTCATATCCAAAGCGTTTGCTTTAGAGTTTTCAGAAAGAAAAACCCGCCTTGAAAAAGAAAAGGGCGCGGAAATGGAAACTCTCAAAGACTTAACAACCCGCAGAGATAACAATCAAGTTCTCATTCTCGATCGCAAGGATCAAATTCTGAAGGCAGTCGAGGCAAAAGAAAAAATCAAGAACGAAATCGCAATGGGAAAGATTGCGTTAGAAGGCATCGAATTCGAATTGCTTGAAACTCAAGAGAAGATCGACATGGAGGCGCTGGAATTGAAGAAGGTAATTTCGGACCAGAAATCTCAAGTCACTTCTCTCGAAAATAGTCAGAAATTAGAGCGCGACGTTGTCGCTACTTTAGAAAAGGATCTTGCTACAGTTCGAACAAGACTGGATCAGGCACGGAAGAATTCTTCTTTGCTCAATGAAGTTCCATGTCGCAACAAGATTGTAGACGGTGTTGACCTTCCGGGATCGTGTCAACTTCTCAAGGATGCACGTTCGAATCACGCTCAAGTCCCTTCGCTTGTTGCGGAAGAACAAGGAATTCTTGAAGCCCTTCAGCATAGGCCCGATTTTGAATCTGCTTTGAGTCAAGCACTGGAAGCATTGGAAGAATCGCACGATTCGTTAGATCATCTCCGCAAGGATCCAAGACTTTCGAACTTGCTAAATAGTGGGTACGAAATACGTACCACAATTCAAGAAGTTGAATCACTGCTCGATGAGCCAAATTTCAAAGACCTTTTGAAGATGGCTCCGGAGCTTTCTGTTGCCGAAGAGAAGATAAAAGAATACGATCGTCAGATCGAATCGGTGAAGGTGAGAATCGCAAATCTTTCCCTGGATCTCGTGACGGTAATAGAATTCCTTTCTTCCGTAGAAAATATTTCCAAGTCCATCTCTGAGAAAGAAGATACTCTCTTGAAGATTCGCGCAAATATCGAAGACCAGACTGAGGAACAGAAGAAACTTATAGGCTCCCTTGGTGGAATAGAAGCTCGATTCGAGAAGGCGATCGAAACACAAAGAAAGATCGAAGAAATCCAAAAATCGATCTCCGCTAAGAATGAAAGGCTAGGCACTATCAAAACGCTTTGCGAGGGACTTTCGCCAAAGGGAGCAAGAGCACTCAAACTTGATGCGGCCGGCCCTGAAATTTCCGCAACGATCAACGCAATTCTTTCAGAGTGTTTTGGAGGTAGATTCAAAGTCCGTCTTAGCACAATCAAAGAAACCGGATCCGGAAAAGACAAAGAGGATTTTTCAATCTTAGTTCTCGATAACGAAACCGGAATTGAAACGCTTGTAGAAAACAAATCGGGTGGCGAGGCCACGATCATAAAGGAAGCGATCTCTCTCGGTATGGCAGCCTACAAACGAAACAAAACTAACGCAGATATTCGAACTCTAATCCGAGACGAATCGGATGGAGGGCTCACTTCAGAGAACGCTCACTCCTATCAGAAGATGCTCGATCGAGCATTGATGGAAGGACGCTTCGAACAGGTGATCTTTATCTCTCACAAAAAAGAAATCCAAGAAGTCGCTGATAGGATCTTCTTTGTGAAGGACGGAAAAGTTTCGGAAGTAGCCGCATAAGAGTAAATAGAGTCATCCCTGGCACGGCAGGGATAGGGGTATCTCCTAAGTTTAGCCGACCGTGCGCGGCTTTTAAAATCAAAGAGGAATTATATATGAGTACAATTTATTTATACGTAGAAGGCGAGGATTGGAAAGAGTTCGACCTTTCCGACAAAGAAGAATTAGAAAAACGTAATATACGGATCTGGAGCGGAGTAGAGATCGGAAGCGGAGTAAAGATCGGAAACGGAGTAGAGATATGGAGCGAAGTAAAGATCGGAAACGGAGTAGAGATCGGAAACGAAGTAAAAATCGCGAACGGAGTAAAGATTTGGGGTGGAGTAGAGATCGGAAACGAAGTAGAGATCGGAATGAGGGCGAGGATCGGAAATGAAGTAAAGATCGGAAACCGAGTAGCGATCGGAAGCGGAGTAAAGATCGGAAACGGAGTACGGATCGGAAACGAAGTAGAGATCTGGAGCGGAGTAGAGATCGGAGACGTAGTAAAGATCGGAAACGAAGTGTGGATCTGGAACGGAGTAGAGATCGGAAGCGGAGTAAAGATCGGAAACGAAGTAAAGATTTGGAGCGAAGTAGAGATCGGAAGCGGAGTAGAGATCGGAAACGAAGTAGCGATCGGAATGAGGGCGAGGATCGGAAACGGAGTAAAAATCGGAAACGTAGTAGAGATCGGAAACGTAGTAGCGATCGGAAACGAAGTAGCGATCGGAAACGAAGTGTGGATCTGGAACGAAGTAAAGATTTGGAGCGAAGTAAAGATCGGAAACGAAGTAAAGATCTGGAACGAAGTAGAGATCTGGAGCGGAGTAAAGATCGGAAACGGAGTAAAGATCTGGAGCGAAGTAAAGATCGGAAACGAAGTAGAGATCGGAAACGAAGTAGCGATCGGAATGAGGGCGAGGATCGGAAATAATGCAAGAATAAAAGACGGAACGACAGTTAAATCAATAATCTTTTCCGGCTCGAAACACCTCGTATCGTATTGGGGCGAGGATCGTATAGACGTCGGATGCCAGTCGATGACTATTGAGGAGTGGCTTAACGCAGAGGATATGGCGTGTAAGTCAGGGTACAATGCCCAGCAGATTGAAGAATACCGTCGATATATCCTGTTTATATCAGAGTTTCACAAGTCTGAGATAAGCAAATTAGAAAAGCTTAATGTATCATGAGCCCGAGGAGAGCGTGAAATTATGAAAGTTAAAACATTAATTAAGAAACTAGAGAAATGTAATCCAGAAGCAATTGTAGAATTCGGCACAGCTTCCGGATCTGAGTCAGGTAAGGTAACCGACGTGTTCGCCGAAAAGAATGGAAAAATAGTAACACTTGAACTTGTATCGACTCATTTTTTCGGGGAAAAGGCGGATTGGTGATGCTATGAATTTTGAACTATACTATTACGATTTTATAATACTCAAACAATACGCAATACTAGCCATGTGGTATAGCCTTGCGCTGGCATGCGTATTTGGGTCTTCCGTAGTCTGCTCTATATGCATAAGGACTTTAATTAAATTATGGAAGCCAGCTTAAAATTTTTGATCGGCTTAATCGCAATTTCTGTTGTATCAGTGTTTTACTTTTTGCAGTGGTTACACGGTAGATCAGAGGATTATGACGCTGACGATCTTATACAAAAGTGGGGCCACATACGCAAAAGTTATTTAACACAAGAGGATGCCGCTTTAAAAGCTGCAAACTCTACAACTGACAAAGCTAAAAATACAAAACCGGTTTCTTTTTTAGATCCGACAAAGCGACATAAATGACAGTGAGAGGGAAGGATAATCATGATGCTTGCGGATACGCAAAACGAACATATAAATAGTATATTACAAAAACATAAATTTACACAGGTTAGAGCGAACGAATGGATCTTTTTCGGAACCATATATACGAAGATGCCGTTAACATACCGGACAATGGAATTTAGCCACGTTGATTTTGGTATTTGTTTAACAATAAATATTGGTGATCAGATTATAATCAAAAAAAACAACTCTGTTGTTTTTGTAACGGATAGCCTGGATGACCTCGATAGTTATTTAAACAACACTCTCTACCTGGTCCCGCCGCCTTTGTCTAAGGCAGAGTGTGTTGTATGAGTGCCGCTGTATTACAACGCGATACTGTTGATATTAATCCGACTTTAGTTAAACGCGTATATTTTAGTAAAACCCCTATATATGCAGCGGCGTTTTTGCCTCAAAGCCATATGCGCGTCTACAACGCGATACTGTCTTACCAGGGCGGGATGGACTCTTGGACCGGGACGATCGAGACGATACTTAAACGCGTCAATGGATTCGTGTGGCAAGGCAAGGTGTGTAAAGAGATCAAACCGCGGCGGGCATCTCAGATTATTCAAGATCTAAAAAAATGGGGCTGGCTTGAGGTAAAGCGTTCGGGATACTCTAAACCGAACTCGTATAAAGCGACAACGCCAACAGATCTTTTGTTTCAGCCGGAACATTCGTATGACGCTGCTCCAGTACCACAAAGTCAAATATCTCTCATACTGGCGAACGAACCATCAAAAACTAAAACTGCAAAGCAATGCGAGACTGAGATAAAGACATCCAAAAAATGCGATACTGAGCCGCGTTCTAAGGACGCGATACTGAGCCGCGCTCCAGGGGATGCGACTCTATATAAAGAACTAGAAAAGAATAATAAAGAACTTATACAAACGACAAAAAGCGAAAATGAAAAACACGAACTGACTGAGGTTATGAACATGAGCACTGCAAAAAACAACGAATTTAAAAAAGATGTATTCCAAACTTTTACAGACTGGTCAAAGAAATATTTGTCTCCTACAACCGTAGGGATAATAGTTTCTGTGAACTCTGGAGAAAGATCTATAGAGGATATACCTGAGAATATAAAAGTATTATATAATAAATTTGTAAATGAAGAATATCCGAAACTTCCGAAGGCATCATAATGGTTACAAAAATTAAGACTGTAAACAAAGACCAATTGGGAGCGTCAATTCGTTGGCATCTTAACAGCGGATATAGAATCGAACGCACCTACGAGATATTTGCAAGACAGGGTGCAACGTTAGACTTCGTTACTGAGATCTACGAAAAAATAAAAAGTGAACGTGCCAGATTAGCGAGAATAGAACAATATGAATGAATCTATAACAATCAAAGAGAGACCAATTATTTTTTCCGGTAACATGATTCGAGCTATATTAAACGGTCATAAAACACAAACGAGAAGGATTGTTAAAACACCTACTCAATACGGTATTGAGTCTTGCGACTGGACAGGGACCGGATTCGGACAGAAGGACTCAAATGGCATTTGCAGCTGTGAGCCAGTCAAATGCCCCTACGGATTTGTTGGCGATCAGCTTTGGGTAAGAGAGACATTTACGAGAGTAATTGATTATGATTTTGATCTCGACCAATACAGAGAAACGTCATATTGTATATATCGAGCAGATGGCGAAATTTTTGATTGGTATGATGAAGACGGAGCTTTGTCAGAAAGGAGTCAATGGAGGCCGTCGATACATATGCCTCGAGAAGCTTCTCGCATAACATTAGAAATCAAGAATATTCGAGTGGAGAGGTTGCAAGATATATCCGAAAAAGATTGCAGGGCTGAAGGAATTGAATGGATTATTAATAGTGAAAACGCAAGGGGTTGGAGAGATTACGCAACGCGCAATTCGATAACTTATGATCCTAAGGAATCTTTTAAATCCCTTTGGGATTCTATCTACGGACCCGAACACTGGATATATAACCTTTGGGTTTGGGTGATTGAGTTCGAAAAAAAATGAAACCACAACCCAACGTAACACTAGACCAATTCCTTTCCGCGTTTGATGAGGGCGTCAAGAAGGAGGCCGAAAAGCCGACTATCGTGCCTAACGTTCGCGCTGAGGATAGAGGCCCATTTACGCAAGAGAAGTTTTACCGAGTAGAGTCGCGTAAAACGGGAGAGCTTTGTTTTGCATCTCGTTGCCTTGAGCAAACAGCAGAGGCAAAGGGGTGTTATCAGGTAACCCGTTATTCTGATCACAAACGTCGCTGGGTGACGACCGAGGAATTTACGACACAATTTAAAAGACTGAAAGGAAAACCGGAACGTGTCTACGTTGGAAACGTGTTAGGTGTTGGCCATGATTACAAGCAGACGGCGATCGAAGACGACGAACAAGGGAGTTTGTTAAGCGAAGCTATGGAGAGGATGAGAAGAAACAAACAGAGTAGGGAGGTCGCGTAATGAGTGCGTTGAAAATAAATCCATCGTTCGAAAAGAGTGCCTACGAACCAATCACGGAAAAAATCCTGATCGGGATTGATCCCGGAACTAAAACTGGATTCGCGGTTTTGAATCGGTTCACAAAACGTCTGACGCATGTTGCAACATACTCATTGCTCGACGCACAGCAGGAGGTGTTGTCCTATATAGCCGCATCTGTTCCGATCTGTTTGATCATCGAGGACGCACGGAAAAGAAAATGGTTTGGACCGAACGCAAACGCAAAACGTCAGGGAGCTGGAAGTGTGAAACGGGACTGCAAAATCTGGGAAGAGTTTTGCAACAAAAACGGAATTCCGTTTCGTCTCGTTCACCCAAAACGGGGAGCGACGAAAATCAAAGACACAGAGTTTCGGATTCTGACCGGTTGGACCGGACGAACGTCTGAGCACGCACGTGATGCGGCAATGTTGGTTGTTGGGACGGGGCGGTTTTGAATGTCTTGGAGCTTTTCGCGGGCGCTGGTGGAGGAATATTGGGAAGCATCCTCTTCGGACATAGAACAATCTGTGCCGTCGAGAACAACCAGTATCGTAGATGTGTTCTCATGCAACGGCAGAACGATGGGATACTCTCACCTTTCCCGATCTGGGATGACGTTCGGACATTTGACGGAACAAGTTGGCGAGGAATTGTTGACGTGGTATCAGGAGGATTTCCGTGTCAGGACATCTCAGCCGCGGGAAAAGGCGCAGGTCTCAGCGGAACAAAATCAAGTCTCTGGTTTGAACAGTTCCGAATCATTTGCGAAGTTCGACCACGAATCGCATTCGTGGAAAATTCCCCACTTCTTACCGTGCGTGGAATCGCCACCATTCTTGGATCGTTGGCCGCGATGGGGTTCGATGCGGAATGGGGAGTGTTGGGAGCGGACGACGCCGGATCTCCCCATATTCGAAAACGAATTTGGATACTTGCCTACGCCAGTAGCGAGCAGCGGGAGCGGGAATCGAAGTCCGGGGAGTTCAAATTTTCATCCGTCATTGGAAACGATGGCCCGAAAAAAACTATGGCCGACACCGCGAAACAACTCAGGACCCAGCAGAGACGCACGTCACCTCTCTCTCGATGGAATATTCAACGAACCAGGTGGTGGGAAACTGAACCCGAGGTGGGTCGAGTGGTTGATGGGATGGCCTATCGGTTGGACCAGCTTAGAGCCCTTGGCGATGGACAGGTTCCAGCAGTGGTGCAACTTGCATGGAAGATATTAAATAACATTAGGAAAAGTGAATGAATTTCGAAATAGGTAAATATTATAAAATCCCTTGTGCTGAATTAATAGGACCTAAAGGCAAAGGGATTTTTTGGGAAAAAGTGCCAAGGCGGGAAATGTCCGCATCTGGGAACGGAACTCATCGAAGCCAATGGGGTTAAATTCTGTCCACTCCATGGTCTCAAATCAGATAAAGAGGGCAGTGAGATTGTAGGATATTTTTTGCCGGAACAAGGAGTAAGATCGATATGAGAGTTCATATTTGCGATATTTGTAATAAGCGTGAGCGATGGAATGACTCTTGGTCATGGCAATTCGCCTTTGAAGATTTTAGAGATGAGGTGACCTTTAAGGTTTGTTCTGAAAAATGCAAATTAAAATCAGAAAAAATGGGAAAGAAAAAAAAATTTGAAAAAGCCTTAGTAAATAGATTCAACGAGAGGGATATAAACCGACCTCAAGGAGTAGTAAGATCGATATGAAAGAGATGAAAGTGTTTTTAATTAATGACTGCGAATATTGGGCGTCACCGTCTTTACGACAACTTGCACGTTATCTCATTGCTGGCACTAGTGAGTCTGTTAAGGAGTTTCTTTCAGAAAACGTATTAGAGATTGTTGATGCAGACGAACGGTATGTTTGCGAAATTGATGAGGCAACGCAAGATTTTATAGGATACGGTGAAACAGAAGAGGATCTATATTGGTTGGAAAAGTTTGGGGTAGTGGTGACTTTTCGACGTTATATAGAATTTTGCGTTGCCTCGGGCCATGATCCAAATTGTCCTTTTCCCATTGCGGGCAATTGTTAATAGTTATGGCATTAGGGAATCATAAGTTGTTTTAAAAAGGAGAGCGATATGAAAATAGTTAAACTTACGTTAGTAAGACTTGTCTTAACCTATATTGCAATTTGTTTAAATTGGAGATTTGCACTTGGTTTAGATCCAAACTATGGAATTGCTTTTGTGATAAGTTTGTTAAGCGAAATCTCTTATACATTAGCCCTAAACATAATTTTAAAAGAAAAGAAGGAAAGTAATCATGATCGTAATTAAAGTTGAGATATGGCCGAACGGAAAGGAATAAGAGATGAAAATTATAAAAATAATCTTGTTGGTATCTATTTTTTTTTATTTAGTGATCTTATACTATAAGACCGAAGACGCTTACAAACACAAACCAGGTTATTCTAAAATATATGGGAATAAACTTTTTAAACTAAAAAGAGTCTCTATCAAGAACCACAAGAAGGGATCAGAAATTTCTGGGCTTCTATTTCTCGGAGCCGGAAGTATTATAGGCAAAGGCGAAACCAATGAACCCGTATATATAGTTTGGCTCGAAGGAGTTGATGGGTTTACAAAACGCTATGATATTCCAATCGATCGTGTCGCTTTCATAGAAGACGGTACATTAGAAGTAGAAGCAAGTAGTCAAACTTGGGAAAATGGAATTCACGAAATTGCATATATTAATCAGAGTCCTTCTTCCAGAATTTTGATTCATCTCCCAAAAAAAACGATAATTCAAAAAGTTAGTATCAATTTTGATAAGGAAGAGTAGGAGTTAAGAAAAATGAAAGAAACATTAAATCTTTCTCAAATTTTTGAATTGATTCTTATGTATTTGGTTATTGTAACTTTGTTTCGAGTTATTTTCAAAGAACTGATTAGAGTTGATGCCACCAGGGGTGGAGGCTATCAACCAAAAGAGAATAACGTTGACAATGATAAAAAGAATCCACCAAAAGGAAGATCTGGAGGTGCTTAAAATGAGTATCAAGATTGAAGATAAAGAATACAATGAATTAATAATGCAAGCGCACTCAGCTTTGCATGATAATGATATTGATAAAGTCCATATGGTTTTGCATAAACTATGTGGAATAGACGAAGGAGATGCTGCACTTAACCTAACTGAAACGTTATCTGAATTCAAAGAATTCGATGAGAAGTTTCGTTATCTTTGTTCTAAGACGAAACTTATGGCTGCATACATCTTACTTAGCCCAGGTTCGGAACATGATGCCAACGGAAATGTTAAAGTGAGGTTAATTGCAGGAGGGACATCTGTGGCATTAAATGTTTTGAATCAATATATCGGAGATCGCACGAAAAATGATCACCCGTCCCGTCCTTAAATACAACGGAGGTAAGTTCCTCCTTGCACCGTGGATTCTTGAGTACTTTCCGGAACACGACATTTATGTAGATGGCTTCGGTGGAGCTGCCAACGTTCTTTTACAAAAACCGCGGACCCGCGTTGAATATTATTTCGACCTCGACCAAGAAGTTACAAATTTTATGCAGACATTAGGGAATCGTAATACGGCAAAGGAACTTATTCGTCGAATCAGGTGGACACCATATGCCAGAGACGTATTTGAGTGGTCTCTCTCTAAACCGGCTGAAGACTCTATTGATCGGGCATTACAATTCTGTGCAAGATGTTGGATGAACATTGGTCAGAATCGATCTTCGTCTGGATCTTTTAGGACTCACGGAAACTTAGATAAATCCGGAGGATATATTCCGGCCCGACTTTGGACAGACTTAAAACCTTATTACAAAGCGGCCGAAAGGCTTCGGGGAGTTGTAATTGAAACTAAATCTTTTTTAGAAGTTGGGGAACGATTATCACGGCCTAAAACATTATTCTTTCTCGATCCACCATATTTAGGATCTGTACGCGGTTTAGGCGATCTTTACACGCACGAAATGAAGTTAGAAATTGAGCATGAAAATCTTATTAATATGGTGCTTACGTTAGACGGAATGGTGATTATTTGCGGTTATCCATCAGACTTATACGCGGATCGTTTAGAGTCAAAAGGCTGGATAAGAAAAGAGAAGACAGCACGAGACAATAAAAAGCGCGAACGAACAGAGGCAATTTGGCTTAATCCATTGGTACAAGAAAAATTGGCGGAAAAGGAATCGAGGTTGTTTTAGGAGTTAAACAAGATGTCATTAAAAATCAAAACATTACGTAAGATTGTGGATCTTAAATGTAGTCTTCTTAAACTAAGAAGACAGGATAGTTATAGAATATTAGGTGATACTAATGACAATTCTTTAATAGCTATCACTTTTAATCATACGTTTAGCCCTTACTCTTGGTACTATAAATTTATTGTATTGCATGTTGATTATGTAAACCTTAAAGGCGAGTGGTTCGATTATTTTATATTGGATTTCGGTATATTCGGGTTTTGGTTTGGTATTTGGATTAGATTGTGGAAGAGGGCAAAAAGATATGAAGATTGTTAAAAATAAAATTTATAAGGAGTTAAAATGAGCCAAACATCATTAAAAATAAAGTTACGCAAGATTATAAATATACTCATTTGGTTCAAACTAAATAATTTTATTTATTTAATAGGTAATCCACTTGAATCGTTTATATCGGTTAGCTTGAACCATTCTTATAGAGGTCTGTATTCGCGTGATAAACGTTTAATTATATTAAATTTATATTATTTTACTTATACTGAGATTACATTAGAACGTTTATTTTTTGAGATTGGTTTATTGGGAGTTTGGGTAGACGTTTCGATTAGATTACGGAAGCGAGAGGAATAAGATATGAAAGAAGAGCAACAACCGACTTCACGGGAGCGCCGTGAATATATCGCCAAGGAGATTTTGGGATGGAAATTTCTACCCAACCATAAAGGTGATAGTGGATTTTATATTATGTCAAATTGGGCATATGATAAAGGAAGAATAATATCAATGCCAAAAAAAGCAGTGATAGTGAATGAACTTCCGGACTTCGAATCCCGTTTGGAGTGGGTTGGTCCTTTGTGCGAAGAGATATTTCCGATGCTTGCAGAAGAAAATTGGCATATCTCGTTTTTAAACAATGGTCATGTGAACTTGATAGATTCAGAACGCTGGGCAACATTGGACATTAGAACCGGACCACTTTCTACGGTCCTTGTTGACGCACACATGAAAATCACAGGAGAAAAACGGAATGGATGAAAGAATTTTACGGGCACTTGCTACTATAAAAGGGAAAGATTGGGTTAGCTGGTTTAAGGAATCAGACTTGATTACAAACAGTAAATACATAGGCAATTTACGTATTACTAAGAAACTTCAGGAAGAAAATTTTGAAAATGTTTGGTTAACTCATTATGGCAAATACGGAACTGCATTTATAGATCAATCTTCATCAAGCTATTACGATGATACTTTTTATGGTACAATTTATTTTAAGCTAAATTCAAAACAACGTTATCTTAAATTTGATTATGTTTGTTAAAAGGGGAAAATATGAAAGAACTAAGTAAAGATGCCATTAAACAAATGTATAATCTTTTATATTCGCCTATTATCACACCAGAAAATCTCGTCGATAATTTGCGGAAAGATCAGTATGAATCAGTTCATTTTTACAAAACAAGCGAAGGCATAATTGCTGAAGTAAATGCGATCCTTAGTAATGAGATTGCTACATATCGTTATTATTTTGATAAGCAGGAATTGCTCCAATCCGTTACAAAAGGATCTGGCAATAATGTTGAAACATTGTTTAGCCGAAGTGAGTCTTGTGGGAAATTTACAAGAGCATTAAAACAATGAACCCAATGGAAGAAATTTTAGATATAACTCTCGATATAGATGAGTTATATTGTAATATCGGAAAACATAATAAAAGGCGAATGTTGTTGGTTAAGTCATTACTACCGTATTCGATTGGTGATGATATTTTTATATTAAATCAACGTCATGAGGGATGGTTTAGGCTAGAAGACATTTGCCATGTGGAGAGTAGAATGGTAAAAAAAGATCTTATAATAATTATCCACTTGGGGATTCGAGCGATAGGCAAAAAAAGAACTTCGATCGGTGAATTTATCAAAGTTCGAACTTATCTGAATAGAGATACGCCTTTGAATGTTTATGATGAGGCCATGGTTTTAGAAGTGAGGAAAAAATGAAAAAAAACGGAATGAATAGAGAACTAAAAAAGGATTTAAAAACCATAACGGGATTTACAGACGAAGAACTCGAGAAACTAGAAACTGAGTTTTCGAAACTTCCGGTATTTCCGGATCTGGGATCAGGTTTTTACGCGGTGTTTGTTGAGGGAGCGGCCGCGTATCGAAATATGCAGGGGGAAGCATGAACATTAAAAAAAATGAAATTACTCTGAAGTCATCTTTTGAAATAATTTTAGGTCGAAAGCGTGAAGACTATAGCGACAAAGTTAGAAAGGAACGTTGGAACTTTTGGAAGGAACTCGCTTCCCAAAAGAAACGCCTGCTTTTAGAAGTTTGGTCAAACGCTGAAGGTTGTGAAGGTTGTATCCATTTGGATTTAGCCGAGGCATGGTGCAATCTTCAAGGGTTGCCCTGCACGGTGAATCCAATTCTTTCTTTTCAAAGCGCCATACCTGGAATGGCCTGCATGGGTGCGGGCTACGACAATGGATTACTTCCTGGAATAGATCCGATCGAGGAAATCGACGAAGGGAAAACGCTAGATGACTAACGTGGAAATCATCAAACTCATATTGCTTTACACAATACCATGCGTTGTCATCGGGTGGGTGGTGATTGCCCTCGTTGTTTGGCTGCCGATATGGTGGGTGGTGACAAAGTATTTTCCGGATGAGCAAGATAGGAAATGATTTTAGAAACCTTTTTGTTTGTATTGATATATACGGTTTTCCCGTGGGTAGCTTGTGCGGCTATTGCCTATATGATTTTTGATATTGTATTACTTTTTGCAGACACTATGTATACGCTATGGCAATTAAAACAGATAGGAAGAGCTTATAAATCCAAAAGAAGACATTTCGAAAACCATTTCGCACAATCCGTTAAGCGTAAAATGGACAATAGAAGATTGAGGAGAGGGCATAGGCCTAACTTTGGAAACGTAAAAAAGAAAGGGAAATTTCGTGAGTCAGGGAAAGGTAAATATTCATAGAACAGGTAAAGGGACGCAGAAAGCAGTTTTTTTCGATATATTCGATCGTAAATATTCTGTTGAAGAGGCAATTGACGTAAAGAAAAGCGGGCCATCAATTTGGTTTGGAGACGAGTTTGGCGACCGTGGGCGATTTAACCAGGCACAAGCAAAACAGCTTGCGGAACTGCTTTCGAAGTTTGCCGAAACCGGGAAATTGGCATGAAAACTTTGGAAGAAGGTTTATATACAAAAAGCATAATCTACGATTTTGAGAGTAAGAAATCTGTACTAATCGAAATTACGTATTTCCATCCTGTAGGCGAATCTGCGCTTTTCAGAGTGAGCAATTTTTTGTTTCAGAAACTTTTAAATGGTCGAATTCTAAAGGACGGAACCATCAAATTCGATTCATTCGAAGCGATAGAATCACTCTCAACATCGGAAAGAAGAGAACTCGCATGGAAAATTTATGACGAGGTGGATAAGGTCTTAGAATTACCAGACGACTCTTTTCCGCCGGAAACTTTTAAAGAAACGCAACCACATACAGAACATTGACCCTCCGGAATGCGGCGAAACTCATGGGAATCTCATCAAAGACTCTCCAGTGCGTCGTTCACGAACTCAAGCTTATCCGTTATGTTGAGAAATTCAACGCCCAAAATCAAAAAACGTTTGAGTTAGAAAAAACAGATATTGAAAACTTAATCAGTCTCAAAACAAACTCTGGAGTAAAGAACTGGAAATCGTTTTTGACCATTTTCTCTGATCAGCCACAAATTAAAATATATTCGACTAAGATTATTCACGAGATAGATCCCCGGATTCTAAAGAAAATATTGAGATAAACAATGGCCTCAAAAAAAGATAAGAATCAAAATCTACAAAAAGGAAAGGTTATTCGCAATGAAGATAGGATAAAACGAAAACCTGGAGCATCCTATAAAGCAACAAGAGTGGAAATTTATAAGAGATTAAAAAAGATAGAAGAATTAATTTTAGCAGGTAATGAGTCAGGAATTGTGGATTATTGTGCCGAGAGATTTAAAATCAACAGATCCCAGGCACTAAAGTACAAATCTACTGCATTAAAACAAATTATCAAATCTACAGAAAGGGACCGAGAACACAATATTGCGAAGGCCCTCCAAATGGCCCAGCTTGGTTATTCGAAAACAATTGAAAGCGAAAAATCCGCAAACGCAGCCGCTAAATTCTTAGATATATTTTGCCGATTATCTGGCGCCTATTCTTCGATCAGAATAGACCACACATCGAACGAAAAAGAACTCCAAACAGGGGTGGTTGTTTATATACCACATGATGGCCGCGACTCAAACGATAACTAAACCGATCGAGATAAGACCTCAAGCCGGTCCACAAGAAGCATTTCTTTCAACGCCAGCGGATATAGCATTTTATGGGGGATCAGCTGGAGGAGGAAAATCATTTGCACTTCTCCTGAATCCACTCAGACACCTTAAGATCAAAGATTTTACAGCGGTTTTTTTTCGCAGGGAAACTACGCAATTGACGAATCCAGGAGGATTGTGGCCAGAAGCATCACGGATTTATCCACTAATCGGTGGAATTCCAAAAGAAAGTCCAAAACTACAATATAATTTTTCAGGAAACGTAAACTTTCAGTTTAGCCACCTCCAGCACGAAAAAACAAAGTTCAACTATCAGGGAGCGCAAATATGCGCCTTGCTATACGACGAGGTTACGCACTTTTCAGAAGAGACTTTTTTCTACATGCTTTCACGTAATCGTTCTACTTGCGGGATTCGGCCTTATGTTCGCGCAACTTGTAATCCAGACCCGGATTCTTGGGTCCGACGATTTTTGGATTGGTGGATAAATAGAGAAACCGGCCTCCCGATTCCAGAAAAAATTGGAAAAATTCGATACTTTATCCGAGTAAAAGGCCAATTCATTTGGGGTGATTCTAAAAAAGATATTATCCAACACTATTCTGATTTTTCGGAAAACGATATAAAGTCTGTGACGTTTATTCCCGCTTCCGTTTTCGACAACAAAATTCTTTTAGAAAAAGATCCAGGGTATCTCGCAAACCTAAAATCAATGTCAGAGTACGAAAGAGAGAGATACCTCGAAGGCAATTGGAATGCAAGACCAGTTGCCGGAAAGGTATTCAACCGTCACTGGTTTGGACACGCACCCGAATTTCCAAGCGACATGCGGCTATTCCGGTTCTGGGACTTGGCCGCAACAGTTAAAAAAACTAATAAAGAAGATCCAGATTTTACCGCGACTGCAATCGGAGGATTTAAAGACGGAATATTGTATCTCAAATTCGATCAGAATCGACTCGCTTGGCATGACGTAAATAAATGGATCCAACGAGAATCAGAACTCGACAAGATTCAATATGCAAAATATGGAAAAGTAAAAGTAGGCGTTGAAAAGGAACCTGGTGCAACTGGAAAAGGCGCCGCTGAAGACATTATATCTATGCTTGCAGGTATTGGCGTAGAGTGCGTTGCATGCCCACCAAATGGAGACAAACTATCAAGAACATTACCTTGGGCTGGTCTCGCTGGCATCGGAAAAGTTGTCATCGTTTCGAGTACGAATACAACTATTGAAATAATCCTCTCAACACTTCACAACTTTATCGGAGATGGCAAAGGTCATGATGATATTGTCGATGCTGGTTCCGGTGTTTATTATATGGCGATCGAAAAAACTTTTATTGCCTCGGCCCACGTCGCCCACTAAAAAAATTACCGAATCTCGCTGACTGTTTTCCAACAAAAAACTACTGTTGAAATAGATGGCGGAAGATCCGAACAAAATTATTTTAGAAAGGCACCATCCTGATATATCCGCACGTCTTGAGGCGTATCAACTTATTACAGATTCCTTTTATGGCGGTTTGGATTATATTAGAAAAGACTACCTCATACAGTATTCAAAAGAAACGCCAAATGTTTACGAAAATAGAAAAAAAAGATCTGTATTTTTAAATCACACGGCACCAATTGTTGACGTTCTCGTTGGGCTCCTTTTCAACGAAAAGCCGGACCGAAAAGTTCCGTCCGAAATTGAAGATATTTTACTCCACGCCAACAAAAGACAAAGTTTTCAGGAATTTTTCCAAGAAGTTGCTACAAAATCACTGCTAAATACCTGCGGGATTCTCGTGGATTCGCCTTCATTTGATCCAAACGAAATAAAAACCCAAGCGGTCCGAAAGGCAGCCGGTTTACAGCCTTACCTGGTTCTTTACGAACTCAATCAAATCCGTGATTTTTCCGTAAACGAAGCAGGAGAGCTTCTTTGGATACTTCTTGACAACACGTACGAAGAAGACGAAGACCCTTTTCTGAAAAGAAAAACGATAACACAATATCGACTTTGGACAAAGACAACTTATCAAGATTTTACGAAAGGGGAAAAAGATCAGATCGTTGCTGCACAAGCGATTCCTCACAGCATAGGTAAGGTACCGTTCGTTTTTGTAAGTTGGAACGATAAGACAAAGACACTAATAAATCAAACTGTCTTTGAAGACATTGCAATAATCGATAAGAAAATCTATAATTACCTATCTGTTGCGGACGAGGTAATCTATTCAGGTTCATTTGCTCTTTTTGCTTATCCTGGTAGCATTCCGGATGCAATAGAAAAATCAGGACTTGCAAGTCTGGATTGGATCACATTTGATCCCAATTCGAGTCACCTTCCTACGTTTATAAGTCACGGAATCGAAGCACTGTCTGGAATCGTATCTTTTATAGATAGCCTTGCAAAAAAAATTCTACAAAAGGTCGGCCTCGATAAAGACGAAGAAAAGTCTGGAGTTCAATCGGGAAAAGCCAAGTTACTTGAATACAAAGTTGCAAACGCTTTTCTTTTGTCCGGGGCAACACGTCTTGAAAAAGCCGAAATTGAATGTCTTGAACTTGCGCTTAGTTGGCTAAGTTCCGAATCAAAAGCGTCCGAGATTTCAGTTACCTACAAAAAGAAATTCGAATCTGTTGATATTGACAAAGCAATCAACACACTCCTTACGATCTTTAACGATCTTAAATATACTGCCGTTAGGAAACGAGTTGCAAAAGAAATCGTGAACACGGCGTTTCCGGAAATTCCGGAAAAAGAAAAGAAAGAACTCTTTGATGAAATTGATAACACGAATGAAGACGAACTTCCCGGTTTCGTGAAGAAATACATCGAAGAGCAAAGCAATAATTCGGCCGTCCCTTCCGATAATGGGGCAAAGAAGACTAACGGTAGTTCCGCCGAGAAAGGAACAAATCAAAATCCGGGTAGCGATCCCGAGAACAACGCAAACGGTTAAAGGCCGAGATAGGAGTAAGTATGTTTGTGAGAAGTTTTAATTATCGAGCGATGGACGAGGATAAGGGAGGCGAAGGTCAAGGCGGTGCTAGTGGAAGTGCAGGCGGAAACGATGAGGTTGTAGATCTCACGATTTCAGGAGCCTCGCATAAAGTTCCGAAAGCGGTGGCGCAGGCGTTCGGCACATTGAATAAATCTCTCCGAACAATGGAAAGCGATTTAAAAATTCTGAAAGAAACCGCATCAAATGCGAAAGGCGCTGAATACCAGGAACTCTTGACTAAAATTCAGGAGCTTGAATACGAAAAACTTCCGGAAAAAGAAAGGGAAGCTGCACGTTTAAGCGGGGAACTTGCGAAATTAAAAGGCCTACATGAGGTGGAATCTAAGAATTCCGCGCGGTATAAAGGGCTTTTTTACGAAAACGCAATTTCTACTGCTCTAAACTCTGCACTCTCCGGACACGATCTTTACGACACCGAACAAACGTTGCAGCTTCTTAAAGCTTTCGGACAACCAAAATTAACTGAGGATGCAAACGGGGCGATCAAAATCGTCTTAAGTATGGATCTGGATGGGAATGGTGTTCAGGAATACGAGCCGAAAGAAGGCGCAGCAAAATGGCTCGGACTTTCGAAAAACGCAAACTTACTTAAAAACAATCTTCAGCCCGGCGCAGGGACAAGCGTCAAAGGCGCATTATCGCAACCTGGAGGAGGTCTCGCGTTTAAGCGTACAGACTTACAAGACCCTGCGATAAGGCAACAGTATCAAGCTGCTTTAAAACAAGGCAAAGACGTAACAATTATTTAATTAGTTAGGAGACTATAAATGATTATCAATTCACAATTACTTTTTCCCGAGTTTTGGTTTACGGGATGGGACCTAATCGATCAAGGAATTCTTAATTTCCAGAATCAAGTATCTAGATCAATAGAGACGACTTTGTCAAGTTCTGGCAAAAGCGTAACCGTGCCAATTCAGCCAGACATGGGTGATGCCGATGATTACGATGTTAAGAATCCTCCACCTGTATCTAACTTTACGCAAAGGACCATAGAAGTATCTCTAACGCAAAGAAAGAAGAAAACAATCGAATTGAATTCGGAAGAACTTTCTTTATCGCCATACTCGTTAATCGAAAACTACGCCGCACCAATGGCGCTTTCGATTTACAGGTCGGTTAACAAGTTTATTTACACAAATCTTTTGAAAACATCTAACATCATTGATGGAAGATCTTCGTTTGATAAAAGCACGTTAATCGCACTTCGCACGATGATGTCTAATAACAAGGTTACGGGAACGAAAAACCTCGTCGTCTCCCCCGATGACTATGGCAACATTTTGTCTATTCCTGAATTATTAAAGGCCAATGAATCAGGGAGTAGCGGTGCTATTCAGAATGGTATTGTTGCAACGGCCCTTGGGTTTAATATTTCTGAAAACCATACTATCGAAACCTATACTCCTGCTGATTTGGTAGGTGCTATTAATTATCCAGCAGGCTACACACAGGGGGAAACCAAAATTGTAGTTAATGGATTTATCGATTCAGCGAATCCATTAAAAGTAGGCGATGTATTTAAAATAGCAGGGGAAACTGGATCACCTTTTCACGCGATTTTAAATACTACCGTAACAGCGGGCAATACTACCGAAATTACCTTTGATCCTCCACTTAGATCCGCCGTACCGAATTTGGCTGCTGTAACAATTACACCAACTAAATCTCTCGTTGGATTTACACCGTCCGCATTTGCTTTTGCAGCAAGAGCCTATAATCAATTTCCCGCAGGGACTGGAGTAAATTCAGCGGTTGCAATGTTAGCAGGTTTGCCTATCAGAATATCTGTATGGGTTGAGGGACTGATTTTAAAAGTGCAGTATGATCTTCTGTATGGTGGCGAAGTGGTTAACGCAAACAGAATCGCACGGATTATAACCTAAGAGGGTGCCGGAAAATGACTTTAGTTAAAGCAATCAAAACCTTAAAGGACGGAACGGAACTTCCGATTCTTGTTGACGAGAACGAAATCGAATCTTTGAAAAAAAGAGGAGATATTGAAATTCTCGAGCCGTTAGAAGAAGATTCGGGGAATTCCAAAAAAGGGAAAAAGTCTTTCGCTAAACAGAAAACTGAACCGTCAGAAGAGGATTCGCAAACCGAAGACCCTGAAGGAGCAGAAGGACAGTAACCGTGCGTTTCGGACTGGTGACAATCAAAGAGGCGGATGACTTTCTTCAATATCTCTCCAGTGGAAACGCCTGGAGAGATCCGAAGAGAAAAGAATATTACGCTTCCGGAATGGTGACAGCGATCGGGACGGCATTGGTCGGGTTCAATATTGATTTTACCGTAGGAGTGACAACTCTTGTGGTGGGGGAAACTCTCGATATTGATTTCCAGCTTGTCAAAGTTGTCTCAATCGAAGGGCCGCTTAATGCAACGATTGAGCCTATCGAGCAAGATGTCACTACACCAGTCCGATTTCGTAGAATTCCAGATGCCGAGGTCGCTTCTCTCCAATCTCTTTACGAAAAAAAAAGGGAAGCGTTAGTGACAGCGGACATCAAACTTAATAGCTCGACTGCATTCAGATACAATCTCGTCTCTTCGGAAACTCTCCGAAAGGCGCAGATCGTTTTTGCACTTGAGCTTTTTAAAAACCCAACCGGAAACAAACACGCTGAAAATCGTGCAAACGGGATTCAGTCTTATTCGATCTCTGATATGAGTTATACGTACAAGACCGGCGCCATCCAGGACATTCCGGAATCGGTTTTCGATCTCGTAAAAAAAGAAGGCGCGCCCGGAGCGGGAATGTTTGGACAAGGGAGGTTTGCATAATGGATCAGGCTGACCAGCTCATGCAAGAATTGGCCGAAAGACAATTCAAATTTCTTCGTACGCTACTATCAGACGTTGAACACCGTCTTGATAAGTATATTACAGAATACGCATCAACAGTGAAAGAATATCTTATTTCGGTAGGACAGATTCCTGGAAATTACGAGTTGTTTATTGAACGTAGATATAAAGAGATCATTGCCCTGTACGATGAGTATCTACTAACATTTCAGGGGGGAATTGCTCCAACTCTTTTCCCAGCCTACAATGATGGTCGGAGAATCGTTGAATCTTACTTACACAAATCTGGAATCAATTATTCATCAGGTGTGATTGATTCAAAAACAATTTCTGCTCTTGTCCAAGATGCATCCCATGATTTCCGAGTTGCTATTGATTCGTCAAAGGACATGTTTAAATCTTTTTATAAACTTTCGAAACAAGGAATTTTTACAGAAAGTGAACTTTCAATTGCAGCTGCAAAAGGAATTTCTTTTCGGGGTAGCCCTGATGATGTTCATCGAACAATCCGTGACCTGTTTTTAAATTCTGATATTCGTAAAACGAAATTCACGACTCTTTTTTCGGCAAAGGATAAAGAAGCGAGACAATTTTTTATAAATAAATTTGGAGAAAAGAAATTCTTAGAGTTAGAAAAGAAAGGCTCTAAACTATTAAATAAACAGTATATAAAGATCGTAAATAAAAATGGCGACGATATGTATTTTACAGTCGATCGGTATTCTGAATTCGTTGCACGTTCTAGAATTACTGATTCACAAGTTTCAGGATCTATTGAAGAAGGTGGCCGAGCAGGAGTCATTCTTTATAAGGTTCCTGGACATCAAACAACTGCAGACGTTTGTAAACCGCATGAAGATGTAATCTATACAACAGACAAGGAATTGTCCGAAGCAGGCGTTTTTCCGTTCCTCTCACAACAGAATAAACCTGGTTATCACCCGATTTGTTCGCATAGAATTTTTCCTTATCCTATTACAAAATCACAACTCTATTTGATTACAGTACAGAAGGCCGGATCGAACTTTGCAAACGCCTGGTTCCAAAGGCGTGGGTATGTCGTTCCTGTAGGAGTCGCCGCGTGATCATAAAAGTTATAAAGCCCGTTTACGATAGATATAACGAGATTATTCCAAATCAAACAACCACGATTGAAGTAGATGCGATAAGAGTAACGTCATCAACACAAATCAAAAAAAGTCCAGAAGGAGAACCACAATACACCTCTGTGAAAATAATTTTTCCAGCAGGATCGAACGTCCAATCGAGAGATAAGATTGAGTGGGAAGGAAGAGACTTATCTATTATTGATTTTTATTCCGCAAAAGATGCACTTGAAAACGAAGAATATATTCGGGTGTTTGCATAATGGGTTGGGATACAAATCAAGAAAAATTCGACAAACAGATGGATCGACTTGCGTCAATAGGGAACGGCAACCCTGACGATCCATTAAAAACTGTTTTAAAGGAAGGACTTTTTAAGTTGAATGATATTATTCAGAACACAAACCCACAACCTCAAAGGCAAACAGGGAACATGAAATCTGCGTTTGAAATTCATGTTGGAACGGACTTCGTGGAAGACGGAAAAATTCCAGCACCTGGTCGATTGAAAATTCTTCTTTCTCCCAATCTAAACGGACTTAGTCCGAACGAAGGCCGTCTTTTTTACATTGCACCTTATGCGCCTGCACAGAATGCCGGACAGATGGAACGTTTAGGCAAGTTGATCACTTTAAAACCAAAAAAACCAGGAACGGGACCAGGCTGGTTTACGAAACTAAATCAATCTTCGAACAAACTAGTGATTCACGATTTTATATCAGAAAGACTTTCTGAAGTTATAGACGAAGAGGCAAACACGTAATGATTCCAGCGGACTCAGACATCAAAGAAGAACACATTGTAGAATATATTGTATCGTGGTTAAGAACTCTTCCACAGTTATCTTCTATCGCAAATAAAATTCAAGCTTTTGAATTACTTCCAGAATCACCAGTTGATTCAGTCCTTGTTCTTTTTTCGGAATATGGAAAACCTAAGCCAGAAACATTCGCAGAATCTTATATAGAAATTGTTTCTTGCGGGAAAACACTGCGCTCCGCAAGAGAAATTGCATTCTTAATTTATGATACACTTCGTTATCGTTTCCAGGTAATGCTTCCAACTCCATTTCCGCTTCCGCAAGGAATGACAGTGGACCAACTCCCACCGATACAGTTGAAAAAGATTGCGGCTTCTGGTCGGATTCGCATAGCAGGTAACCCGATGAATGGCGAATACCGTTATAGCACTACATTTATTTTTAGTTAGGAGGAATAGTGGAAGACAAAAGTAAAGAAAAGCTTGTTGTCCTAATTCGTAAAACTCGAAACGGCGATATTACGGCAAAGGTAAACGAATCAGAAGTTGAAGAGTTTCTGAAAAGTGGGTTATATAGACGTTTAACCGAAACGGAAGAGTTGAAACTCTATCCGAAAGAGGAAAAGTCACCTGAAACGCAAAAGGTAACTAAGGTAAAAAATGACTGATGTAATTAAACCAGAAGGCACATCGCCTTTAGGTAGACCTACGGGTCACCTCGGCCCAGTAACAGGGCGAGTAGGAATTCCTATTGCACGCAGGCCAGTCGAAATTGGAAATATCACCACAGTCGCAGGTTCGACTCTTATTACGGGATCTGGAGGGACTGACTTTACGAGAATCGAACAAAGAGCAAGGCTCAAAATCAACACTTTGAATGGGCCTGAAAATGGATTGGTTAAAGTTAAAAATATAATTTCAGCAACTCAAATTGAATTGTTCGAACCAGTTGGTGTTTCGCTTGCGAATCAATCGTATAAGATCGCGGATCAGTATGACCTAGGTCTCGCAATTGATTCGTCAATGAAAGAATCTCGTGGGTACGCTGACTTTATAGCAATGCAGACCGGAAAAGCGGCATATAAGAAAATCCTAAATTCTTATTTTGTGACCGTTGAAGTCCAGTTATTGGAACCTGTTTTAGAACTTCTGCAAAAACTTGATCCTGGATTTAAGATCAATGTTGATGCGTTAACAGGGATGATCAAAGGTGCAGCACAAACCGCGTCATTGTGGGAAGACATATTACAAGGGAATGGGCTTGAACTTTCTCTTACCGCACTCGCAGCACCAAAAACGCCTTCGATCGATCCAATGGATACAATAACTTTCCCGGCGACTCGTATCTATCCAGCAGGGGAATGGATGTTTCAAGGCGACAATCCAATTGCCCTAAAAGTTGCATTCGAAGCGCAGTTGGACGAAAGAACAATGTTCAAGGGCCGGCCGGTAGCATACTACCTCGGCGACTTGGGAGCATAACATGGATCAAACAGGAAAAGAATACTCTAAAAAATTTTATCCTGCTTTGATCAAGACTGAAGACGGGGAAGTTGAAATCCCCGTCTTTCGGTCAGATGTCGGGTTGCACTTGAGACTATCTAAAGTAAACGCTCAAATTAACAAGATTCGAGAAGAATACATTGGACTGTTTGCAGAATCATTTCAGCTGATTGACGAAGCTTATCAAGATTATCTTGATAATATCGAACTGATCAATCTTGATAAAAAACCAGACGAGAAAGAAGAATTAGCAATCGACAAGATCGGGTTTGCAACACACTACACGACTCTTGCGGATTCTAAATTTGTTGAGAAAATTGATAAATGCGAAACAGCAAGTTTAGCGAAAGGAGAAGAGTTTTTAAATGCTCTTTTGGAAAAATTTCGTGTGCTTGTTCATGATTCGGATTCATATATTGATATTTTCAATTCTGTTCCTTTTAGTGGAACGGATTTTAGTGGATTAACACAGTTTACGAATTCTCTCGAAACAGAAGCACGAAAATACCGTGGAGAGGGTACTCTAAAAAAGTAGATCCGGACGCGGAACGATTACTTGACGAAATACGTTTACGTAAGTCCGGACATTCGTACGAAGAAATATCTAGATATGATTGGGATGAGATTAGGGCTAGAATTATGGCTCTAGATATTCTTGATCTTGAAGAAGATATAAAGTGGATACTTCGTATGTTTTACGGACAAATCGCAGATCCAGAATTATTTAAAAAGAAAGTCAAAGAATTTGAAAACAAAGCATATCTCTTACGTGGAGTTGATACTAACTCGATTACAAAGTCTTTAGAAGAACTTTTTTGGGAAAATAAGAAACGTGCAGAAGGCACTTGGAAAGATATGAAAGAACAGTTCACGCAAGGTAACGCAATAGATACAACTTCTAGCTAAGTGGAACCGTTATATACGTCTCTCAAGATTGATACCGCGCAATTCAGACGCGAATTAATCGAGATGAAAAAACACGGTCTTGATCTTTCGAAATCATTCGAGAGAGCAGGGATTTCTATTGCCAGCGTCTTTGATCCGAAAACTCCGAAAGTTGCGATAAACTCAATAGCATCCCTCGAAGATAAGTTATCACGATTAGAAACAAAATATAAAAGACAAGAGATAGGATCTGCTTCGTTTAATCGACTATCAGCATCGATCAAAGAAACAAAAAAACAACTCGAAGACGCCAATAAAGCAACTCAAGATTTAGAGAAGACAACAGGCGGATTAAAGTCCGCATTCACAATGGCATTCTCTGGCGTTACTGCTGGAGCACTCATTTCAAGCGTTCGTTCCGTTATGGACGAAGCGGAAAAGGCAAAGAACACAATGCGCGGCCTTGCGGCCGTCACTCAATACCAATTCGGAAAAGAAGCCGTACCCGATGCAATTGATAGCGTTCGAAAACTGTCAAGTGAATTAAATCTTAACAAAGATTCGATTGCTGCTGCTTACAAAAACTTTATCACGATGGGTTATTCTGTTGAGCAATCAACAAAGTTAATCAGGGCTCATGCAGACGTTGGCTCGGTATCACGTCAGTCCAATTATTCTCTTGCTGAATCTATTGATGTAGCGTCACAAGGTTACAAAAATCAGAACTCCGTTCTTTCCGACGCAACGGGTATTCAAACGAATATCTCTAAAATGCTCGATAAACACGGCATGAAGATGGACGACTTGTCCAGTGCGACAACAAAAGCAGCAGCCCTTCAGGCATTATATAACGAAACCTTAAAAGAAGCAGAAGCATTTCAAGGTAAGGCCGCAGAAGCGGCGGCCGGTTACGCCGGGTCAATGGGAGTTTTAGAAAAGAATTCCGCTGAAACTCGTGTAGCTCTTGGGAACCTTTTTCAAGAGTCCCTTCTCCCAATGATCAACCTGGCTGGGAAGGGAACTGGCTTTCTGGCGGGATTTTTGTCTGGTAGCGAGAGGGCGACCGAACTTAAAAAACAACTCTCAGACCTTGGGGATCAAATTAAAAAAGTTCCGCAGGGAACAGAAGAGTGGAAGAAACTCGATAATCAGATTAAGAAAACTGAATCTGAACTCGAAAAACTTGGGCCCACTGCGGGCCATGTATCAAAGTCGCTTACCGTGGCTGGAACGTCCGGGCTTACATTTTATGCAGCTCTGATCACGATTGCAAAAGGTTTCGAGGTTGTGGGAGGTACCGCAGCGAAGAACTGGCCAAAGATTCTAGGTCCATTCGCTTTCGGTGCAACCGCACTTATATTCACAATCGACATTCTAACTCGTTACAAAACCGAACACGACAACAAATATGCAGAAGAGGCTATCAAAGGCTACGCCCAAAAATCAATAGACGAGATTAAAAAAGCACAAGAAGGTCTTGAGTTTCTTATAAACTCAGAAGCAGCAAAAGGACCTCTGGGTGAGAAAAGTTTTAAAGAGTATGCAGAAGCGCTGAAATTTTACGGCGTTGAATACGAGAAATTATTCGCTACTATGAATGGCGGTCCTCTATTCGCTGACAAATTCGCTTTTGATGTCAAAAAAGCTGAACTTCTTTTAGCAAAACTCAAAGATCTCGAACAACAAAAGCAAAACCTAAATAAGCCCACATCTCCTAAAATTAGCGAGGGTGGATCTGGAAAACTCAAGCAAGATTTATCCGAACAAAAACGGCTCATAGAAGAGTTTTGGAAAGCGAATCCTTCGACAGTCAAAATTGTTGCAAGTATACAATCGCAATCTTTTGAATATCTGAAAAAACAGCTAATCGATTTTTCCCAACGTAAAGGAGCAAAAATCCCACTTGAGTTGGATGGGAAAAAAATCTCGATCGATGAAATCAAAGATAAAGATCAACTCGAACGCGTTGTAAATGCGCTATCAAAGAAATATAAGATTTCGCCAGACGTTGTTTTAAAACTCAAACCAGAAAATATCACTGAGCTTGATATGATGCTGGATGCAGCAAGAAGAGAAATTGACAATAAGATGAAAACCGGGGAGTTGAATCCGAAAGAAGGATTTAAACTACACGCAAATCTCAACCGCGCAGAAGACTTTGACAAGGTAAACAGAAAACTCCAGGAATACCGTAGCAACTGGGAACAATCAGTTGGGCCAATGACACAAGTCGAATCTCAAGCTTTTGAGATTGGCCAACAAATCAATTATGCGACAAATAAATCTCAAGGATTCCTACAATCTGTAACGGCCTGGGGAAAAGTTGGGTTGAGTGTTGTAAGCCAACTCGGTTCCGCATACGTTCAGGTTGCTCAAGCACAGGCCCAGCTCGCACAAGTCCATTCGCAAAATCAAATTCAGCAAATACAGTTTCAGGCGCAAGTTGCGGAACGAATTTTAGACGCACAGTTACAAGCTTTTCTTTTGGCCAAAGATGCAGAGTTAGCAAAACTACAAGAAACCCTCGACGCAATGGCCCAAGCAGAACGGGAATATGAAGCTGATAAACAAGCCAGAAGAGATGCGGAAGCGGAAAAAATCCGCCAGCACAATGACGAACTATATAACGAGGACGCGAAACGTCTTGAAGAACAGTATAATCTCAAATACATCCAACTCGAAAAGGAACACGGTGACGACATTGATTTCGAGTCCAGAAAAAAGGAACTTTTTGCACAACTACAATTAGAAAAAGACGAATTAAGAAAAAGGTATAACGACAAAACAACTGCTGATATTGATAAGTCAGAAAAAGATCAAACTGCAAAAGACGAAAAAAAGAAAAAGGAAGACGAAAAGAATCAGAAGGCTATTGCGGAAGAACAGAAAAGAATAGAAGCCGAAAAGGCAGCCGCGACTGCAAAAACTGAAACTGATAAACAAAACGCAAAACGTCTTTCCGCTCTTATAGAGTGGCAAGCAGGAAAGACTGCATTCGAAGCAAACAAAAAAGCCCAAGTTGCACAAGCAGCTTTTGGGATGGCGCAAGCGGCAATTCAAGGAGCTATCACTTTTGCTTCGATGGTTGCAGGTTACACCGCGGCCGGTGCGGCGTTGGCTGCTTCCACGATGGGTGTATCTATGTTTACAATGCCCGCAATCGGAATGGCCGCTGGAGCCGCGTTAGGTGGCGTAGTCGCTGGTGCAGGAGTGGCGGCGGGGACAATGGCATTGTCCGCAGCCCAATCACAACAATATCCGCCGTTTATGGCCTTTTCCGGCGGTGGACTTGTACAAGGAGGAATTCCCGGAAAGGACTCAGTTCCCGCACTTTTGATGCCACAAGAAACGGTGGTTCCAGAAAAAGGTTGGTCATCCTTGGAATCGCAGATTGCGGACCGACTAACGCAAAACGTCACAAATCGATCTGGTGACATTCATTTAACCTGGGCCCCTTCTTATACTGGTGGAAATATCCCTGATTTTCAGCAACAATATGCAGTTTTTAAAAATTGGTTCCTAACGGATCTTAAAGAAGCCGGGGTTTTGGGTTGATAGCAGAACTGGAAGTTTGAATATTACCAAAAGGAGATGTTATGAAGACTAAATTTTTGCTTTTATCTATTCTGATTTCTATTGGATTCTTAATGAGCTGCTCAATCAAATATGCACCTCAGCGCTTAATTATTCGAAAAGAAATTCTCGTTTTTTGTATGAATGTTGAAGTTACAAGTTGTGGCGGTAACGCTTCGGGTTGTGACGACGGTAAAGTTTATGAATGTGAACAAGATGTAATGCTGGAGCCTTATTTTAAAGGCATGGAAATTGAAAAGAGAATCATGGCTAAGCAGGAGAAAGAAAAGAAGGGCCAATGAAATTTATTATCGAAGACAGTCTAGGCAACACGTATAGGGACACACTTGATCCGTGTGTCCTCGTGTCTCCAGTTGACTTCGATCTTTCAGAGAGTGCAACACCTCGATTAGAACAGTGGGGTTCTGTAGACAATTCGAACCCATATATTGCCTCAAGAAAACTCACTCTCTGGATTTCAAAATCTTTTACAAACGATTCGGATTACTTTTATTTTAAATCAAAAACTACCGCTTTCTTTTTGAATAATAAGCCACCATTCTATCTTGTCGATGTCGCCAATCGAAGAAGGACAAGAGTAAAGTTCTCGAAATTTCCGGAACAATTTGACAAAGGGAATGAAGCAAGAATTGAAAAAGAGGTCCCGTTAGAGTTTATTCTTAACGACGTCCTTTGGGAAGACGATGAAGAATCAGATTCGGATTTCCTCCTTCTTGCCTCTGGAGGTTCGCATGAATTAGAACTTCCTGACAACTATATCGACGGTTATGGAATCTTAGAACTCGAAGCGGCCTCGGATTATAACCCTGATTTTTCTTTTGATCTTTTCGACGAGAACGGAAAGGGCTTCGCAACGATCCGAATCCAAAGCCTTACGTTTTCGAATTCAACTGAAGTTAACAAATGGATGAAAATCGATAACGATTACGGCAAGATATACATAGGAGGAAGACCAAATCCAAATACAGCTATTACCTACTCTAAAAACAATTTGCTTTGGACAAACGGAAACTTTTTAAAATTCCGTGCTGGTATGAACCGAGTTGTATATACCTCTATCAACTCTTCACCGATCCTTTTTAGGTTACGATCCCGAGGCCGGAGGTCAAACTAAGTGGGTTATTCAACTTTTGAAGGTGCTATTTATGGACAAGGCGAAAAGGCTGGTGATCCGACCGGTTTCGGATCTTGTTACGGAAGTTCGGTAAAAGGCGAACCTACTCAAAGCACAGTTTTCCAGGAATATTCCGGCGGACCTGATGAAGATTCTCAAGTGCAATTTACAACTAGTTCCGGAGCCCTGACAGCAAAATTCCCGCTTGGTGTAAAATACCCGATCGTCTCAAGTCTCAAATATGTTGTAGACGAAACCGGTTCCAAATCCGGGGAAATGAAACTTGCAGAAAAGCCAGACGTTCCTCTCCCTCGTTTCGCGTCATTCAAAACCCGCATTGATGATTTCGATGTTTTTAAGGGGTACATATATGACCCGCCGTCGCAGTTCGAAAAGAACAAAAACGATTTGTCTTACAAAATGTACGGAATGCGCAAACGCCTCGAAGAGGTTACGATCGAAAATGATCTTAGATGGAATATACAAAGCATCGAAATAACTGGAACAGATAATACAGACGCAATTATTAGAATTTCTGCAAACTCAGTCTATCCGCAAAATCTTGCTTCCGCAACCATCGGCCCGGGGATGAGAATTAGAATTAGAGAAACTGAAGATTCCGAAAACGAGGGATATTTTGAAATCTCGGATTTAATTGATAGCCTAACTCTCCGAATTCACAACCCAAGTGTCATTGCACAGACTGTGATCAAGGGGTATATCGAAATATACCCGATTGAGTGGAGTGAGCAAACGACACTGATCTCGGATCTTGTTAAACAGGTTTTTAAAAAATACGGACAAAAAATTCCTCTTTTTTATTCCGAAAATCTTATACAACCAACTGTAGGAAGGCAAACACTTGGTTGGTTAGATTTAGGAGGAATGACGCTTTGGAAATTCGTAGATTTGATTCAGCACATGCTTGGTGGACAGTGGTTTGTAGGAGTCGACGGAAATGGATATTATTTTTTACGGGAAAAAAGAACGACTCCAATTGATAAACTATCAACTGGTTTTGATTATAACGATATTGAATTTAAAGAAGACACAGAATGGATTTGGAATAAAATAAAACTATTTGTCAAAGACGAAAACGGAAGTGGATCTAAACTACTTTGCGAAATAGAAGACCTCCCATCCCAACACAAATATGGCGTCAAAGAACCTTCGGGCGGCGGAATTGACGTCCCTGCATCTTTTACGGAAGAGATTGGACGAATGTATTTGCAGGGCATTATTGCGGTGAGAAAAGATCCGCGCTGGATAATCACAATTAACAACGCTCCATTTAAATATTACGAATTTGGAGACTATGTAATACCCACGTCACCTGGCGATTATGTGCAGACGTTGGGAGTGATTGAGTCCCTAACAGGATGGGTCAACTCTGACACAACAAAGGCCGTTGTTTCTCTCGAAAATACTATGGCAATTGAGGGAGCTTTTTCTCAAAAATTTATTCTCCAAAATGCTGACAGCGTAACTTACCGAAAAACCGTCAACAGAAAAGTTTACTCATTGCAGAAAATTTTATTTTGGGTCTATTGCACGGAAGCAGAAGACTGGGTAGCAAATCCCGGCGGGTCCATAATTTTTTCAGTTGGTGAAACTACATTCGACGAACACCCGTTTCCGTTATCCATCGGAATCAAAGATTCTTGGGTTCCGTTCGAATGGGATGTGTCTAATTTAGGAATTCAAAAAATTGGCGAAATCGGATTTACCTTTAAAAATGCTAAAAACTGTATTCTTTATATAGACGACATTCAATTCCTATCGCACACGACAATTGATTTTGTGGTCCCACTGAAAGAAGTAGAATACAATCAGGGAACAAGAAGATTCTGTAAGTTGTCCTTTGGATCTAAGGACAACCGTTTTGAAAACTACCTATCAGGGTATCTAACTCAAATTGAAACGCAAAAAATAATGATTAGAAAATAATGGCACTATCACCAATCCCCATCGGTCTACAGTGTATTGACTGGAGATACGACGAGCAGGAAGGTAAATTCATTCCGCAGGAAATAACGAGTGAAGTACACTCAGTAATCGAAATACCTGAATACGGAGGGAAGCGCGGCTTCAAACTTTTTGAACGCCCTTTAGATGACGGATCAATCCAAGTATATAAAGGGAATTCTAACGCGGACAAAATATTAGAAAACAGGCAATCTCGTGTTACATCTGTTGCGACTGGCTCACAATATTTTCTTGCCCCACGCGTTGGAATAGTCCTAGTACCGATAGATACACCAATTGGATCCCAATATATTGTCAGTTATTTTGGAGTAGGATCAGTCAAGAACGTTCAGAACGACTTATATATAGAACAACTCGCGCTCGCTGAAAAACTATCTCGTGATGGATCTCTACCGATGCTAGGGAATCTGAACGCAAATCTTAATAAGATTATCAATCTTGCAGCCGGAACCAATCCAAATGATTCGGTAAGACTTTCGCAACTCACCACCGTAATAAACAATCTTGCGGCTGAAGTGACCGCGAGAACAAACGCGGATAATTCGATAAATAGTCAATTGAGTCCACTGCTGAATCTCGTCAAAATTGTATCGATCACTAAAAGCGAACGAGATTTTGCGGCGAATGGTAACTCCGGCACCTTGGGAATGGAGGCATACTCTCCACATAATGGACTACTAATATGGAAAAATACAAGAACTGGAACAAGTAGTTTTGGTTCTTACGGCAATGGTAGTAGTCCATTTCAGGTTATAGATACCGGAACTCAATATAATTTCCGTTGGTCAAGTTCGAGCAATGCGTTAATGGAATGGGTTCTTATAAAATACATAAATCCATGAAAGAATTAAGATTATTTATGAGACGTGGTGAAGATTTCGCACATTTTTTTGAATCTTCTGATTTAGAAAACGCGACTGTTTTTTGTCAATTTGCTAGGATTGGATCAAACAGAAGACAAGAATCAAAATATTCTTTTGAAACTCAAATTGACTTAATTGGTTATTGGATTCGTAAAAGTGCTATGGAGACAGATCAACTCAGTCCAGGAACATATCAATATGATGTACTTGTTAAACGAAATGATCCTGTTTGGAAAACGCATGTTAAAAACTCCATAGAGTATGGCGGAATCATAGTAATAGAATAAAATGAAGCAACAGAAACCGATCATTACTTATCAAAACGAATCGACTGTAATAAATTTTACGGGTATCCAGAATATCGTAAATCCATATGCAACTATTCGTTTGCAGGTTAAAAAAAATCCTAAAGCAACGAAAATAGAATTGTCTATTGATTTGTTACCAACAGATCCAGGTGCTAATTGGGCCCAAGGGATTGTTGTGGCTTATATCCAACCAGGACACACCGTAGGGATGTTAGGAGACGAACAATATTTTTACGATTTGCTGATTTCGCGCGCTGGTGTAAAAAATTATGATTATTACGGATCGTTTAAACTAGTCGGTACAATTACACGAGATGGTGATGTAAGTGACCCCAGTCAAGTGCAATCAATTTTGGCAATGCTTGCGTCAACGAATACCGGCCTCGGTGCATGGTTGATTGGTGTTGATGCGTCATATTGGACGACAATCCTTGGATCACCGAATTTAATATTAGAGCGTTGCCTTCGTTGGCTTAACGAAAATAAACTATCAAAACTAAATCCATTTGCTGGACAGAGACTACTTAAATCTGGTGCAACGGATCTCGACGTTGTCGAGACCGGAATCACAATTGACAATCAAGACAACGTAACCGGTGTCCACAATCTTTCGATCGTAAGTCCGCCAACAAATGTGGACCACGCGACTCGACGCGACTGGGTGGAGTCGGAGATAGCCACACGTATCCAGGCGGCTATAGGCGGGCTTGTTAACGGAGCACCGGGCGCACTCGACACGCTGCAGGAACTGGCGAACGCAATGGGCAATGACCCCAATTTTGCAACGACAGTATTAAACGCTTTGGCAACTAAAATTCCGATGTCGGAAAAGGGAGCCGTGAATGGTGTTGCAACATTAGGACAAGATGGTTTGATAATTCCGTCGCAACTTCCGCCCAGTGCTGCAAGTGTAACAAGCGTAAACGGACAGACTGGAATTGTCGTTTTGAATAACACAAACGTCAATGCCGCACCAGCTACTGGAATCTCTCCAGACGCGATCACCGAGACACCTGCTAAGCAATTTATATCCGCGGGCGCAAAAGGATTGATCGATGAGTTTGCAATTTTTTCGACCCTTAACCGAATCAGCCCATCGCCAACAAAACCGTTTTTTGACCTATCGCAAGATTTGTCAAATGGCCTCGATGCAAATTGGCCGCAACTTGGACCCTATTTCCGTGGGCTGAAATGGGGAGCAGGGGACCCGCTTGGTGTCGGAACGTATGCCGATACTTTTGCGGTGACGGCTGCAACAAAATACGATTCTAACTCAACGGTTGAACTCACGTTATCTGGATCGGTCACTACAAGTTTACTCTCGATGATCCTAGACGATCTCAACTATTATGCGATGTTTAAATCGAGCGATGGAATCACACCGAGCAGCGTTAACGCTGCTTTAATTGATAACTACTCGATTGTAGTCCGCGCGGTCACGGACATCGGAAACGGCACAGGCAAGATAGCGGCTGGAACTTATATGCAGCTCAAATTTACAAACGGCTCGATTGTAAATACTCTTAATCCAAGCTCGCTGAAAATCGGAGTATCTTATGCTGGTGGTACAAATCCTATCGGGACAATATCAGGTGCAACAATCGAAATCTATCCTTATAGACGACTTGTAGCCGGTGTGTATAACGCCACGTCGTTTCGGTGGCGACCTGTGTTTGACTCTGTCCTCCGGAGCCGGGACACTGTGTCCCCCGGATTTATTGCCGGAGGACACACATTAGATTTTATGCATGGTCACACCCATCCTTATACGGATAGATACGGAACTATAATAACCCAGGCCATACTAACAGGAATGGGCACGATTACGGATTTAATGACCAGCATGACATCAACAACAGATTCCACCTCCCCTCCTCAAAGCCAGTCTGGTTTTGGTCCAGTTAGGTCCGGGCGCAAAACTCAAGACCGGTCGTTACGAGTCTGGATGTATCTAAACGCAAAGGAGTATGTGCCATGATACTTTTAAATTTACAAACTGGAGAGGTAATCGGGGAATCCATCGGCGAACCAGTTATTCACGGATGGCGTCAGATGTCCCAGGCCGATCCAAATCTGTGCGTTCTTGGTCAGTGGCCGATTTCAAAAACCAAACTTCTGAACGGAAAAATTATCGAAAAGCCAGAAGAGGAATGGGAAGTCCCTTTTGATATTTCGCCGGAAGATTTTAGGAATAGACTACTCCAAAAATTAAAGATGCAATTTTTTGATAAGTGCAATGAGGGAGTTTGTTTCGAAGACGAAATCTTTCAGGCCGACGAAACCTCACTTAACAGAATTGGCCTTGCAATACAAGACTGGGGACGGGGAATCGAAACACCCTATTGGATTCGTAAGAACAACACCCGTCACCAAATTACTTCTTTGCCACAGCTTAACGAATTAGCCACCTGCCTCGGACTCCGTTGGCGAATCCTATTTGACGTTGCCGATCGAGTTAAATCAAAGATTAACGAATTAAAGGACGATGAGCTTTCCAGTTTTAGCCTAGAGTTGTCGTGGGCCGAAACTGAGACGGAGGTCGCAGGCCCATGACTCTCGACGATTTATTTAAAATAATTATCACTGCTACGATCGGGACCCTTAGCTACTTTTTTAAGGGCCGCTTACGTCAATTACAGATAGTGGAGGCAATCGCCTACGACGCCTTAGACCGTGCAAAACATTTAGAGACGGTCATCGAGTACCACGAAAAGCAAATCAACGAGAGCAGCCAAACACACAAAGAGCTTAGAGAGGTCTTGCACTCGCTTGATAAGACTTGTGTTAAGTTAACCGAAACTATGCAGCGTATCAAAAAGGACAGAAAGAAGTGATCCAAGAAGGGCTTAGAAAAATCGAAAAAGGAAATTACGGACTCACTAAGAATGATTACGTACTCTCGGAAGCGTGGCACTACACGCAAAAAGATAATCGCAACATTGATGGATCGAACAACATGGTCTATACAAAGGAATGGAGGCGGTTCAATCAGTGTTTTATCAGTTCGGGAACTGCGTTTATAAACAAACTCATAGACAACCTGATTAAGAGTGGACTGGAATACAAGGCATCAGGCCGCGTTGACGAACTCGCGTATTTGATTCGAGTGGGGGAATACAAAAGTGGCGATATAATTGAGAATAACAAAAGATTTTTTTGGGAACAACATCGTAAGATTATAAACCAAGTCCTTGCCGAAGCGTTTCCGGACGCGACCCCAGTCCCCAAGGTAGACTATACTAAAGTTGGAATCAATTCGTTAAACCGACTTGCGTATGGGATACTTTTAGAACGTCAACCTATGCTAGGAATCCATCTAGGTAAGGGAGGTGGCCACATTATAACAGTAGTTGGCTACAGGACAAACGACCAAGGAAAGATCATTGGTCTCTGGGTTTCGGACCCTGCTGGAGTGTATACCCAAGGATATTCCAAAGACCTCGATGGCTTTATGTCCTACCTTCCGGAGACAGTATTCCCGAATATTTTTTGCACAGATACACACATGATGGATTTAGTAAGATAAAATACATAAAGGAAATATAATATGACGAAACACAAAAAAACATTTTGGAACCGTCTCTCGGAAAACGCAACCAAGGGCAGAGTCTCAACGATCCTAGGAATTGCCCTCGTTGTCGGAGCGATCGTCTCCGTATTCGTAGGCAAAGCCGACTGGACACAGGCATCGATTGCGATCACGGCCGGGCTCGCCGCGATCGGACTTGTGGGAAAAAATGGGGACACCAATGGATCGAATAATTTATAAAAGTCTAAAGAACTATAAATACGAACTCTTACAATCTTATAGTTATCAGACAAATATTAAAACGGATAGCCGAGTCCAAGTCGGCCATCGGATAAAAACTTTTGTCTCACTGGATACAGACGGTCTACTGCATATAGAGGCCGGATACGCGTGGGACGGACCAAGCGGGCCGACGTTTGATACAAAATCTTTTATGCGGGGATCTCTCGTACATGACGCGCTCTATCAGTTGATGCGAGAAGAAAAATTGGATCATATAAAATATCGTGATACTGCAGATCAGATTCTAAAAAAGATTTGTTTAGAGGACGGAATGGGCGCGTTTAGAGCCGCATACGTTTACAGATTTGTAAGTTGGTTCGGTGGATCTTCAGCGAAGCCGACGGACGAAACGAAAGAATATATACTGGCACCATGATATAATCCTTAAACATTCCATCTCATTTAACCCCGCAAATTGCGGGGTATTTTTTTATCAAAAAAGTACAGGCAAAATGTCGGGGTAAAATATCATTGCGCCTAATAAGGAGAGGCTATGCCAAAATCAGAAGACCCCGAGTTTGATGTACAAAAATATAAACCGACAAAGCTAGAATATCTTAATCCAAATACTTTTAAATTTGATGACTCGTTACATCCTTTTGATATACCAAAAGGAGAAAAATACGAAGAACTCAAAGACTCAATTAAACGTTTAGGTGTTTTGCAAATTGTTTTTTTGAGACATGATTGGACAATTATTGACGGTCGTACTAGGTCTGCAATTTGCCAAGAGCTTGATTACTATGTCCCTGCTATACGTTTTCAGAAGGAACTCCCTCCCGGCAAAGAGCAAGAGATCATCTATCACCTAATTTTTACGGGTCGCAACGTGTCAGCAGGAGACAGGGACGCGGCAATAGAAAAAAGATTGGGCGAAATGCTCATGAAAGCAACTATCAAATCAGTCCATCAATTAACCGGAATCCACGAATCAACGCTTAAAAAATTACGAGTTAAAATACAAAACCGAAAACGATTTGAGAACATAGGAGTGTCAGAACAAAAATTAAAAGAAGGATTACGTTATTATATAAAGTGGGACAAGTATAGACAACAAGAGAACGAAGCGAAATCAGAAAGACAAAAGTTAGAAACAAAATTAGAAGAAATAGCCCCTCTGAGTTGGTGGCGAAAAAAAGGATGGGAAGACAAAAAAGGTTCCGGCTGAACTTTTGCTTAACTCCTGCATAGTTTATTTTTTGGATTCCCGAATATTTTTTGTTTGACAAACGCTATCAATCTGATAGCGTTAACGCATGATCGTTGGGTTTAAAGACAAGCGAGACAAATTAATTTATGAGGGAGGGTCGGACAAACGTTTCCAGCCTGGCGTTTGCCGGAAAATCACGGAGAAACTGAGAGAGATCGACGCAGCGCACGAAATTGACGATTTAAAATTTCCGCCGTCGAATAAATTACATCCACTACAAAATAATCGGGCGGGACAGCATGCAATTTGGGTTAACGGTCCGATCCGAATTTGTTTCCGCTGGAATGACGGGAATGTCATAATCGAATTTATAGGCGATTACCATTAGGAGGAGACTAACATGAGCAAAAAATACAATCCACACCCAGGCGCAATTTTGAAAAACTATCTCGACGAGATTGAGGTATCCCAATATAGGCTTGCGATTGAGACAGGAATTCCACGATCAAATTTGAGTAACCTGGTTTTGGGCAAACGATCCATTACCCCAGAAATCGCATTGCGTTTCGGGAAATTTTTCGGGCAAACCGCAAAATTTTGGCTCAACTTACAAAACACATACGATCTCTTTGAGGCGCAAAACGATCACGGTAAAGAGATCGAAAAGATCAGAAAATACAACGAGGCCGTATAGCATTATCTTAGCAACGGCACGTCAACACAAAGCAGTTTTGTGGACTCAAGATGACGATTTTAAGGGATTGCATGGAGTAAATTTTTTTCCAAAAAAAATAACTTTAGAAAAGTAAAGGAATTAATCAGCATGGAAAATAAAACCGAGGAAGAACTTATCGATCAGTGCAAAAGCACTGTGGCCGAGTGCCGTAAAAAAATAATCGAATATATTAGATCCTCAGGTACCTTGAGGCAGATCGAAAAATGGACAAAAATATCTAACGGAAATATAGCCAACTATATCAACGACAAGAAAAAAGTACACATTGAGACACTAATTAAGATCGCCGAACAGATCAGAGACAACAAAGAATGAACAAATGTTCGCTAATGAGACCAAATGTACATTATCGGAAGTTGAGGTTATATTGAATCTTTTGTAACTCTAAATCAAACACTCAGAGCTTAAAAAAAGTAATTATAAAGGTAAAGAATTATGAAAAAAATTTTAACAATTCTAATAGGTTTCTTTTTACTAGAAACTTCAGAAAATCTAAATACAAATTCTATTATTTCTTCAGATCTCCGAAGTTATTTATTATCTACTATCGGATTTAATTTTAGTAAACCTTATCCGAGTCTTTTTTGGTACTTTTTAAACTTTATCATTCTCTCTCATTCATCTTCTCAAAGTGGTGACTTTTCTCACTTTCTTTGTGAAGCTTCAACCTTTCAGAGATAACTGACTGAATTATATTTTATGAAAATTTTAGCAATTGTTCAGGCTCGAACAAGATCTACTCGTTTCCCCAATAAAGTCCTTCAAAAAATTAAAGGTAAATCTTTAATTGAGCTATTATTTTCCAGATTAGCTCGATCCAAAATGTTAAATGAAGTTATTTTAGCGACCTCAAATTTAGCAAATGATAATCTTTTAGTAGATGTCGTAAAAAATTTGGGATTCGGAGTTTATAGAGGTAGTGAAAATGATGTTCTAAGTCGATATTATACAGCCGCAAAATATAAAAAAGCTGATGTAGTTGTAAGAATCACAGGAGATTGTCCTTTAATTGATTCAAATCTAGTTGACCAAGTAATTAATAAATTTTTTCGAGATCAGGTAGATTACTGTTCCAATGTAGATCCCCCTATGTATCCAGATGGATTAGACATAGAAGTTTTCAATTTTCAAGCGCTTGAAAAAAGTTATCATTTGGCTCAAAAAGAAAATTATAGAGAACATGTAACTCCATTTATTAGAAAATCCAATGAATTCAAGAAATCTTCATTGGGTTATCATACAGATCTATCTTCTTTAAGATGGACAGTAGATGAGTTAGTGGATCTTGAAGTAGTCAAGAAAGTTTTTGAACACTTTCATCCAAACATTTACTTTAGTTGGTTAGATGTTTTGGACTTATACAACAAGTATTCTGAGATATTTTCTATCAATCGTCATCTCATTAGAAATGAAGGAATGAATATAAATACAGGCCCAAAACTTTGGAAAAGGGCTAAAACATTGATTCCTGGTGGTAATATGTTACTTTCCAAACGATCGGAAATGTTTTTACCAAATCGATGGCCCGCCTATTACAGTAAAACGGAAGGTTGTAAAATTTGGGATTTAGATGGTAAAGAATATATAGACACTTTTCTCATGGGAGTGGGAACAAATATTTTAGGATATTCCCATTTAGAAATAGATAATGCAGTTCGCAGCGTTATAGATACAGGTAACATGTCAACTTTCAATGCACCAGAGGAAATTTATTTAGCTGAAAAATTGATTCAACTACATCCTTGGGCTAATATGGTTAGATTTGCTCGCTCAGAAAGTGAGGCAAATGCCATCGCCATCCAAGTATCACGTGCTGCTTCTGGAAAAGACAAAGTCGCTATTTGCCGATATCATGATTGCTATCTATCTGCTAATTTGTGTGAAGATGATAATTTATTTACGGAATTGGAGTCCAATAGAGTTTCTAAAAATTTAAGCAAAACTGTCTTTTCTTTTCAATACAATCGTTTCGACGAATTAAAAAAACTGATTCAGCAAAATGAGATTGGTGTTATTAAAATGGAAATTTCTCGAAATCCAGATCCCGAAAACAATTTTCTACATAAAGTCCGAAAACTTGCGACTGATAAAAAAATTGTTTTAATATTTGATGAATGTATTTCCGGTTTTCGACAAACTTACGGCGGCCTTCATAAATTTTATGGTGTTGAACCAGATATGGCAGTGTTTGGAAAAGCATTAGGAAACGGTTATGCAATAACGGCAATCATTGGCAAAAGAGAAATTATGGAGGCTGCGCAAACAACATTTATAGGTAGTACATCTTGGACAGAACGTATCGGAGTTGTAGCAGGATTAAAAACTCTCGAAGTAATGGAAAGAGAAAGATCTTGGGAAAAGATAACTGCAATAGGTAACCATGTAAAAGATCGTTGGAAAAAACTTGCTCTAAAATATAGTATAGACATTGATGTTTGGGATTTACCCGCATTGGCAAGTTTTACTTTTCGAAGTGAAAATGCTATCGCCTATAAAACGTTAGTTACCCAAGAAATGCTCAAAAATAGATTCTTGGCAGGAAATAGTTTCTATGCATGCACAGAGCATACATTAGAAATTATCGATCAATATTTTGAATTTTTAGATCCGATTTTTTCACTGATTAGAGAATGTGAAGATAGTAAAGACGTAAGTTTATTCTTAAAAGACAGTATTTGTCATACAAGTTTTAAAAAACTTAATATGAAATAATTAAAACCTAATTCTCTTTTATCTTTTTTTGCTAAATCCTGGAACCTCTTTTGATTTTTTCATTTTTCACAAAACTATCTCCCTTGTTCCCCATACGTAAATGAGTAATTATTTTTACAGAGATTAGTAAATTCCCATAATACATATTATATAACAT